CTGCAAGGGTGCGTTCAGTAAGATATAATAGCGAAACCTCTACGCCTACCCCGAGAAAGATAGGAGACATCTGCTAAGAGTGAGTATGAGACCAACCCTCTCCGAACTTTTTCTTCCCCCGCGCGTCGCCCGCTCTATCGCGTTCTCGGAGACTCGGAGACCCCCTTCCGGAAGATAGCCCTTTCCGGAAACCCCCCGCGGGGGTCCTCTAGACAGTCCTCCCCAACCCTTTAGGCTCTGCGTCCGGGCTTTTCTTTTAACACCTACCCGTTCCGGTTATACATTAATTATATCACTGTTCCTTATTCGGTTCGTTCTTCCGGAGCAGCACGAAAGAGGAACAAATGTATAATAGAGGTAGTTAGGAGATAGATATGGATAAATTAATAGAGCTAGGGATCATCGTATTAGGCGCGCTATTCGTATATGGATTTACTTCATTCGTATGGTGGGTAACTAATCGATAGGAACTCTGATATAATAAAGATAAAAAGTTAACCAAGGATAATAATATGGCGACGAGAGCAGCAGTAATAATGAACGATAGCGTGGGTATGCGAGGAGTGTATAGTCATTGGGATGGATATCTAGCCGGGCTAGGTGCTAAGCTTAAGAACTTTTTCAATACTCGAGATAAGGTCGAGACTTTGATTGATGGAGGCGATATTGCTGAGATAGATGACTTCGGAGGCGTTCGTTACTTCGAAGCAGGTAATCCACCTTATACTGGAGAGACCTGGCAAGAGGTAGCTAAGCAAATACCTCATAACGGTCATATCTATGTTAATATAAATGGCATATGGTATTGGGCTGAATCGACTAAGACTAAGCTATATGAGCTCGATTCGAAGTTAGAGGAGGATGATTGCGTCTTTTTGGATACCGGATCGACGACTATCGATGATGTGCATGATTGGATTTCCGGAAAGGTTGGCGGGGGCCGAGACGATTAGGGAACTCTGATATAATCAGAGAGTAATTAAGATTAACCATTAAAGAGGAAATATTATATGTCAAAACCAAATAAGTTGTTAAGTTATGAATATGCATCGTCGGTACTAACTCCGACTGAGACTAGTAAAGGGGAACGAAATGACTGTTCCGTTAGAGCGATCGCTACCGCAGTAGGTATTGGGTACGATACCGCTCATAAGTTCTTAAAGGAACGCTTCGATCGTTCCGATAAGAGAGGTTGCCTTAATATGGTAAAGAAGTGCATAGGTATGCAGGAAGAGGAACTGGAACTAGACGGTAAGAAGTTCCGCTTTAAGTATGTGCAGCGTCAATATATACGGAACCGTTATAAGCTATACGGTGAGTATATCTATAGGAACAAGACCGTTAAGTCGTTTATGAAAGACTTTCCAGCAGGAACGTTCCTTGTATTTGTAGCAAAGCATGTCTTTACTGTTAAAGATGGAACGTTAGTTGATAATGCTGGTGAAGAGTTCCGACCTACTCGTAAGGTGATTGATGTGGTGAAAGTGGAACCTATAGAGGCTCAGATGGAGCTCTTTCCAGAACCTCAGATGAAAGCTGCGAGAGCGGGACGATAAGTCCCCTCTCCTAGGAACTATGGTATAATTAATTTATGTTTGAAACGTTAACCAAGAAGGATAAAATTATGAATAAAGTAGGATATGGCTTAAGAGGTAAGATTTGGTTTGGAGCCTTTGAAGATGGTAATGAAGTAGTATGTGTTGGTAACTTTAATATGCCTGCTACTAAGTTAGATTGGGTTGGTAAGTGTGAGAAGATCTATAGAGCGACTCAGAATATGTTCGATAGTTGGTCGTTGACTCTAGAGCAGATTAATAATGATCCTCGTTCCGAAGGTCGTAAGCTAGAAGAGAAGCAAGACGGAGCTGATTGGATTAGCCCTAAGAACTTTTATCGTAACTATGGTCATCGTAGTATGTCTTGCGGAGATGTTATTCAGTTTGGTATTGATGATGATAAGAAGAAGTACTTTGGTTGTGCCGGATTTGGATTTGTTGAGTTAACTTACGAAGAGTATAGTAAGTGGCATGATATGGAGAGTAGAGAGCGCTCTTGGTATATAGACGAAGTTAAAAAGGCTAAGTATAAAGAGGAGGTTGCATGCTAACCTGATACTTGATGGGCCTCGAGAGTATAAACTCGATATAAGAGCCGCCCGAAAGGCCGAGTAGAGATTTGGTTAACATATAGTAGAGGGGTCCTTCGCCGAGAGGGGCCCCTTTTTGTCAGAGAGACCCGCGCTCAGAGAAGTTAACGTGCGAATATTCATACTATAGAGACCGGAGTTCCAGAAACGGGAGAGGTCATGCCACTATTTTTTTGAGAAATTTTTTTTTGCTATATATTAACCCAATGTATATGTGGCGTTAGTTAAGAAACCTGTCCATGCATTTGATGACCAGAAGCCATCTGATTCTGTAACAGATGCAGGTAATGTAGCAATAACACTATTATTAAATAATGACCATTTACTAGTACCAGTATCGAAAAAGATATATCTAGCTGCAACTACTAAATATCTTACTTGACCATCAACTGTAGTTTTATTATATGTATCATTAAACGCAGAACTATCTGCATTAGCTATTGTTACAGATGTAGGAGTTCCTACATCAGATGCAGTAAATGACTTTCTATTATTACCTCCAATTGTAATAGAGTCTCTTTTAGTCTTATTAAAGTAATTTAAAACTAAAGGCTTTTCTTTTTCTTCTTTAACTGCACCGGGATAGTTTAACTCGAGAGGTTTAGGTTCCTTTACAGTTACCTTATTAATATAGTTTATTGAGAATTTTGGTCTTCTACCTCTGTTGGTATTATTAGCAAACGCGTTGAAAGCGTTTCTATTATTGAATGGTAGCTTAGCCATACTTATATTTATTGCATTACCGTTTCAGTGAACGAGGTTAATGATCCTGTAAGTCTTACTATCTTATTATCTGAAATTCTTTTAATCATACAATCGCAAGTTCCTGTTAATGATGAATCATCTTTACGTACAGTAAACTCTTGATTATCAAAATGGCTTATATTAATGTTAATATTGTCTTGGGTACCTCCACCTGCTTGGCCTTCCCATTGATAATAATATACTACGTAGTCTTTTACATTACCAACTACACCAGTTGATGAATTAGGACATAGACCTAACGCATTAGTAACGTCAGATGGTTTTAAGTCTATATTAAAGAATGTACATGTAGTTGGATATATACCAGGTGGAGGGTCAGGTAATGTTCCATGAGGAGGACCTACAACATTACATCTCTTTTCACCTGCACCTGATACTTGATCTCCTATAATTAATCTACCATCTTCTATTAAAAATGGTTCATCAAACTCCACTCCAAGAAAATTAGGGATAACTACCTTTTGAAAAGACCTATCTAATCCATTTTCATATGATGAATCACCTGAATCGCTATATAGAGCCCCATTAGCTCTTGCAAATAAAGTAACTTCACCATTAGGTGCGTTCTCAACATATGGCGCTACTTGAGCAAATCTAATATATTTATCTAAAAATGATTCCGGTGCTCCGGAGTGCCCCAATATTTTTAATGATGGTGTTGGGATTCTGCGCTTTGGTCTCTTGTTTTTCGATATTACTTTACCTATACCAGGGACTATAACTTTCTTATTAATGCTCATAATAATATTTAATATTAAGGATTAGTTGATTTAGCTTTATCGAACCTATTTGATATTATATACTCTGATATATAGAAATGATCGCCTGTTTTACCAGGACTACCTCTTTCATCAGTACCATCATTTAATAGTTTACCAGCTTGTTTAAAGTTAGCTATAAATCTTCTAACTGACATACTTTTATCAACACCACCAAATCTCTCTCCATAATATAGTTTAACTTTAGTCCATTCACCACCTACTATCTTAACTCCATTAGGTGAATATGAAAGAGGGCCACCTATACTACTGCTGAATGATGTACCTACTTGCCAATACTCTCCCACCATAGGATTGTCTGCTGGTACATAATAAGTAAAGTCTACTATACCATCGACTGCATCTCTCATAGGATCGTTATTAGTACCAGTACTATAAGAAGATGATACCCCATCATCTGTATTTTGAGAACCAAATAAAGCTAATTGCTGTACAGAATCATTTCCATCTTCAGTTAATGTAAATTTAACTACCATTGGGTCTTGTATATCACCTCTTATTTGAAATGGAGGTCTTGGTAACCCTTCTGTAGCTGCGCTTACTCTTGTTATACTCATTTTAGAGAATGATATATTCATATACAAATTATCTATGTTTTGAGTAAATCCATTCGATATATGTCTTGTTTGATAGTAGTAATCAGGTTCATTCTCTCTTTTAAACACCTGTACTAAACCTCTCTTACCATTATCAGATACACCTGGTTCTGAATTTAATGCAAAAAATCCCTGAGCTCCAACTATTAATGAATCAAATGAGTTATCAATATTATAATTACTACCATACATACTTTGATCATAATCAACATTGCCAAAATTATCTAATGCAGTTCTATTTGAACCTGATAATATACCAACATCTCTTGTATCTAGTAAACCTACATCATTAATAAAGCCTTGATGTGTATATAATCTACCATAGTTATTAATTAATTCGCGATATTCTTGAGGTTTAAAACTATCATCAAACATTTGTACTGCGCTAGTAGACATTAAACGAGTATCACGTTGTAAGTGTAATGCTGATAGAGCATGTATATTAATGTAACCTGCATTTCTTGCATTAGGGCCTCCGTCTGCTGCAAAACCAGCGCCGGCTTGATCTACTGGATAAAAAGGATTATTAAAAAGAACATCTCCAGACCCTAAGAAAATAGATCCATCATAATTAAATTTTGTAACTCCTCCAAAAAATGCTTCTCTATTGTCAGGGAATAAGAAACTTACATCATCTTTTGGTTGTAAGTTATTCGAATAATCAGCTGATAATACAGTAGTTCGTTCTGGCATTACACTTATATCAAATATATCATATGCTCCTATATCATCTATCACTGTATCACTTGAGCCAGTAGGTCTATTATCAGGGTTTAATAACAAATCCCATGCTGCTTTTCTTTTAGGAGAGCTAGCTGCTAATTTATTACCTAAAGGCGATATTGATAAATAATTACCATAACGTTTACTAAATTGTGTATTTGTAATTTTACTAGTATTTTGATCTACAAAAGATGTTAGTAAAGTAAATTGAGAACTACCTGCACCTGATATATAAAAATGAACTGTACCGTTATTAGAATTAAATCCTCTATCACTAACTGCTAATTTTGTACCATCATAATTTATATCAAAATTACCTCCAAACGATACATTAGTACCTGAAGGACCTTCCACTGATGATTCTACCTTCCAATACGATGAACCGTCATTAGCAGATAAATATCTTAAAGCACTTACTGAACCTGCAAAAGTATCTCCTAAAATTGAGGTATCATATCTATTACCAACGAATAATAAATTACCATCCTGTGATAAAGCTATAGGACCAAAATTTGCACTACTATTAACATTAGGTGTACCGTATATTACCTGACCCTTTGCTCTATAACCTTCATACTCACCATGATCAGCTTCAGAATAAACATATACTGCACCACCATTACCGGTATTAGAATCATCTCCTCTACCTAAAATAGCAATAGTTTTACCATCTTGACTATATGCAATACTAGTTTGACCGTCTCCATTACCAAATCCTTGAAATATATTTCTTATTATTGGCTTAAATGTAGTTATATGCTTAAACTCTGTAGAAGAAAGATAATTTTTGCTTGAAAATCTTTCAGATGGATAAGGTCTATTAGTTTGTGTAGCTTTAAAACTCTTTATTTCTATGTTAGTAAATCTTTGAGGTCCAGTATCTGAATTACTAGCACCTAATATGAATGAGCAATTATTTTCAAATGGTAGTTCAACTCCTTGCGTATTAGGGTTACAACGATTAGATACAACTTCTTCATTACTTCCATCTTCATCTGATAGATACCAGACCCCATTACTCAATCTAACTTTTACAAATTTAGAGTAATCTCTAGGGTCAAAAGATGTTTGAGCTGTAGCTCCTACCCCAGTCTTTACAAAGTCGCAACCACTTTCACCATCTCTATTACCATAACAAGTTTGATAATATTCAACACCTGCACCATCTTTTTTAAGACCAAAACTAAAAAGTATAGATTTGCTTATTAAAGAACTAGTACCTCCATCAGCCCCGAAAATAGGATAATTACCATTACGAGGTGATACAAACACAGTATCACCTCCTACCCATCTATATACACATTCTATTTCTAAATTACTATTAGGTATAAATTGTAAATCTACATAATCATCAATACCGTCAAACTGAATAGCACCTGCACTTGCATTATAATATAATGAACCACTACCAGAGTTACTTAAAAATTTACTACTAACAGTATCATAAAATCTAGCTCCTAATTCTGAATCATTCTGAGCTGATAAATTTGATAGAACATGCTCATATTTATATGCAGATACATCAGTAATATGGTTACTACTATTGATTCTTTCTCCATTGAATGCTATATAGTCACCAAACCCGTTTATAGCTACTCCATCTCCTATAGTATATTCTTCACCAGTAGTGACACCAAAGAACTGGTCAGCTAATTTTAAATCATTTCTATATAAACCTTCAAAAATTATAGGAGGTAAGTCTTCAGGTACTCTACCTCCACCTAAATTCAATGATGTTAAGTTAGGTGTATTTGTTAATTTTATACCAGGAACAGTAAAGTTAGGAGTCTCAGGTCTTAATATACCACTATTTCTAATGCGTGGTGAATAAGGTCTAAATATTCTCTGATCTGCCATATTATTATTTAATACTATTTCTCTTGGTTAAACAATGGAGCAAAGTGTTGATTAAAGTCATTTAAAATACCTTCATGCGGTTTATCTTGTTTAAAAATTTTAAGTATCTCTGCATGTTCATAATCGTTAGTTGGCCATATATAGTATAGATCTTTTGAAAACCAAATTAATGTTTTTGATTTTTTACCTGGGCCTGCACATATTCGTCTGATCGATACCATACCATTTAATATATTTATCTTAAAAAAAAGCCGCCTCAAGGAGGCGGCTTACCATACTTACCGGTGATTATATGGATTTATTTTTTCAATAGCCCAACTAATACAAACAAAGCGATTAGTCCAACTAATCCGTTTTGTCCTCCAATCGAGGCTACGATTGATGTTACATTTCCGATAACGTCTGCTCCAAAAAGAGCACCTTTACCGAATAATATTTCAGCTAATATGCTGATCGATACTAGTGCCAATCCGACTTTAGTGATTGCTTCTAGCCCGCCTGTTATGTATGATATTATGTTATTCATAGAAATCTATTTATATAGATCTCGAGTGAATTCTCCTTTAAAATTTTAAAGGTTAGTAAGATTCTAATAGAGAGATATCTCTATCCAGTAAAAAAAATTTAAGATTATAGCGTGACTTCTCCGCGATCTATAATAATTTGCCTATTTTCTAGCTGTTTTTGAGCAATATCAGCTTTAGATAACCCAAAATACGCTACTGCGTATGCATTTTCAACAAGATATTCATTAACATTAATCCCATCTTTAGTAATTAGACTACCTAAGATACGACCATACTTGCCTCGCGAGTCGTCAGTTTTAGTAGCTAATACTATTTCACTACCAACTGGGCAAAATTCCTTAACTTTAGATGCTGCTAACTTACCGAAAACTTTCTCAGTCTTATCAGATGTTCTAGACTCAGGTGTATCAATACCATATAATCTAATACGTTGATTCTTTAACCAAACTTCAAATCCTAAATCGATATCAACATCTACCGTATCACCGTCTACTATTTTTGTTACTACTGCTTTATATTCGTACATACAATTACTTATATCAATCTAAGACCTTCCGAGAGTATCCGCGCTTTGCTTTTGCGCTTTGATTAGTTTGCAAAAATAAAAATTTTAATTAAAAAACTATAAATATTAATATGACTAACGACGACTTAAATAAATTATCTAAAAACGCTCTAGAGGAGTTAGGCCGTACTAAAGGTATTGAACTTGATAGAAGATTAACTAAAAAGAAACTTATAGCTCAAATTGCTGATTTTTTTGTAACTTCAAAGAAGAAAGTTGAAAAGAAAGAAGAAGTAGTTGAAGAAATACCTCAAGTTGATACAAATGATATACCACCTTCTTATAGTGGATATGGGTATAGCGCAGAAGATTAATTATAATTGTAGAAAATAAATCTAGAAAGCAATAAATAATTACATGGACTTTAAATTAAAAAGATTAGGTAAACAACATTTTCAGTATGAAATTAAAGCTGGCGATATAGGAGCTGGTGAACCTTTACAGCGTAGTGAATATAAATCAGTAGAATTAGCCGAAGCAGGTTTCGGGGGACCATCAGTAGATGTTACTGCATTTGCTGGTTTAAGTGTATTAAAAGTATACACAGGTGGAGTTTTAACTGATATGGATAAAGCTAACCACGCAGAAGGTTATACAGGAGGAGTACCTACAGTAAACAGTCCAGGTAGTAAAGCAAGACTTTTATTCAACCTATCAGCTGATGGTTCATTCTACAATACAGGTAATCCATATGGACCAAACTTAACTGTACATGGCCCGGGGTTAAATGCAAATCAAAATAGAGTATTGGTATCAGGGATTGTAGCTAATAATCATAATCTTACAGATGCATTCATTACTAGTGCGTTCTTTGGCGGTGAATCAGGGGTTGAATATTTTGCAGAATTAGCAATTGCTAATGGTTATCATGGATCGGTATTAGCCTTAGTAGACGGAGACGGTCATTCAACTCAGTGGATTGTTAATAGCGCTAGAAGAGCTTCTCCAAGAATGCAAGGCCAGACACCAGGTCCAGCTGGAGCAACCGGTGGTAGTTATGATGAAGGCCATTTTGCATTATCAGCAGTTCAAGGAGCGGGTCCTAAAGGAACATTTTTATCATTATCTGGTACCACTGAAAATTATGATGGCGGTAACGGTGGTGGAGCTAGTACAGTATTTACAGCTGGTGCATTTGACGAAGATGGAGCTCCACAAGCTCTATCAGGTAAAGGTATTTCATTAAGCACATCAAGCCGTAGATTGTACTACTTAGGTAACAAATAATTTAACACCTACCCGAAACTGAAAGCCGTTCGAAAGAGCGGCTTTTTTATTCCGGAAATATAAAGAGGAACTCTTATATAATAGATATATGATTGTATTAGATATTAGTTTTGATAGTAAGTTAAAAAAATTATTCAAAGATTTAGATATAAAGGAAAAAAATATATCAAACTTCTGCAACTTTATTCTTAATGAATATAAAAATACTAGAAAAACGCATGTATATAATTTAGATGTTAAAGGTATACAATCTACTACTTCGGGATATTATTTTGGTAGTAGTAAGCATGAACTAGATGCAGAGATGGAATTATGCTTAAAAAGCGGTTATCGTAAAATAGAAAAAAGAAGAAAGTATTTATTACAATCATTTTTTCATGAATTAATACATTTTAGACAAGATAAGTTCGATAATATATCAGGTAAAAAATTAGATTATACTGAGAAGGATGTAACAGATAGAAGTCCTGCTTATTGGGATAATCCTTTCGAAGTTGAAGCTAGAGAGCTTGAAGAAAAATTATATGATGCTTTTGAAAAGATTTACTATTGATCGTTAGGCCATAAACGAGCTTTCATATACTCGATATCTTTCTTTATTTCGGCAATATCAATTTCCATTTCTTTCATACTTTCAGTTATAATAACATCGCCACTTGGTGTAATAAAATTAGCTATAAGATTTTCAATTTTAGCTATAAGAGGTAATAACTCTCTTATTTCAGTTTGATTAGCTTGAGCCATAAATCGTAAAGCTTGAGTCTCAGTTTCTAAACTTTCAATCTTTAATGCAATAATTTCTTGATCTTTTTGATAAACTTCTTGAGATACATATTGACTATTTAACCATAAAGCAACCAAAGCTGCTAAGCCTGCTAATACAAAAGTAGCTAAGTTAAAATTTTCGAGAGCGTTTTTAAAGAAGGAGACTAATTTATCCATTTACTATTATTTATAGGAACATAAATATAATATATGAAGAAGGTTGAACAATTTACTGATTTATTTGAATCTCTTAATCAAAGTGCTATTGGATATGATCAACAGAAAGATAGAAAGAATTTAAAATATATACCAGATGAAAGTAAAACAGGATATGCTAAAGGAAATATACCAACAGCATATGCGCAAAAAACAGGAGTACCATATATGCCAGCAGGAATATCAGATCAAGAAGATAAAAAAACGTACGGTTATATTTACGATTCAGAACAAAGCAAAGTAACACCAGAAAATCCAGAAATTATAGTAGTGGGGTTATATAGAACGGACTTAGTTCATTTACAAAAAAATATAAAAAGTGATTTGGAAGAAATGGTTGATGCTATTGAACCAACCTCTCAATATCCAGAATTTGGAGTAGGTAAAGTAATCCATAGAGTAGTTGAAAAGGACTCAGCTTTTATCCATAAATGTAAAGCTTTACAACAAGTTTTAGAAATAATGGATAAGCCTCAATATAAAAGAAAAATTACTATAGCTAAACAAAGAAGAAAAAAGCTAAATCTTAAGTATGGTGAATAATTCTTGATTTCTATCTTTTATATATTATAATTAATATATGCTTAATAATACTATACTTAAATGGTCAGATGTAGATTTTTTAATTGAGCGTATAATTGATGAAATAAGCTGGCACGATTTTAAGTTCGATACTATAATAGGATTAGGTAGAGGTGGGTTAATACCTGCTACTATCTTAAGTTATAAATTAGGAGTTTATAATTTACAAAATTTAGGTATTAATACTAGGCATAAAGATAACAAGACACTTAAACAATTAATTAAAAATTTATCTGATATGGGATTTAAATCTGATACAGAAAAATTTGCTATGATACAAAAACCGACTGTATGGGGTAGAGTATTAGTAGTAGATGATATTAATGACTCAGGTGATACATTTAAAGCTATTAATTACTATCTTAATAATCATCTTAAAAAAATAAAAGATATACGTTATTGTGCTCTTGTTAAACGTTATAATTCAAAATTCAATGATGGATTTTATGGAAATAGTTTTCATTCAGACAACTGGATGGTGTTTCCTTGGGATAAATAATTAAGTGAAAGCCCGACCTTTTTATTTCGAAATTAAAGATATGATAACGCAGTTCGTTGCAGCGTTTGACGACATTGTTATTGGTAGATTTAATAAAGCCAGAGAAGAGCAAGATAAAATAAATGTAAGATATGTTTATGCTCCTAAGCAGAGGGTACTTTACGATTTAGTCAATTTGAATAAAACTATGACATTACCTGCAGTTGCAATAAACATAACAGGTATATCTAGAGATACGAGTAGAGTTTTTAATAAGATAGACGGATTTCATTATGCAGGTACCGCTTTACCTCAACAAGACTTAATATCAAGGAAAGTTAAAGCTCCTGTACCTATTAATATTAATATCAGTTGTTCAATAATGACTAAGTTTCAAACTGATATGGATCAGATTTTATCTAATTTTATTCCTTTTTGTAACCCTTATGTAGTTATATCTTGGAAAGTTCCGGAAAAATTTGCTTTAGCTAAAGATCAAGAAATAAGAAGTGAAGTATTATGGTCAGGAGATGTTAGTTTAGATTATCCAGTAGAAACAAATGGTTCTCAAAAAGCTAGAGTAACAGCTGATACATCGTTTACTATTAAAGGTTGGTTATTTAAAGATACAGCAGATGGTGAAGGTAACATATTCAAAATTGATGCTAATTTTTATAATGAAAGATTATTAGAAACATACGATAATTACTCAACTCTATCAGCTCATAATTATAATGATACGGAAAATATTTCAGTATCTGGTAAACCTGATATAACATCTATATTTTATAATGGTATTCAATTATTGAATAACTTTACAATTCCAAATTTAGCAAGAATGGATGCTAACGGAGCAAGTCATAATGTTTTATTAAATGGTACAGGATTTGATAAAATTAATGGAATGTTGTTAAGTACTAATGCAGGTCGATATTTTGATTCCTCTACTAGAGAGCTATCTACTATAACAGATTTTGTTAGCGGTAGCGATAATAATTATAGTGGTAAATCTATTACCGGTCACCCTATAGACTATACAGTAATAAATTCAAATACAATATCATTTCAATTAAGCGCTTTAGATACATCACAACCATATAATCCAACTATACAATTTGTACCTTATACATTATCTGCAGGTTATGCAATATCAAGTAAAACAACAACATCACAAACTTATAGTAGCAACGACACCTTTATAATCTTAGAAAGTTAATTAAATAATTACAATGGCTGACGAAAAACAACAAAGCGGTGGTTTCTTTAAGAATATAGCAAATAAATTGCCTTATCAATCTTTAGATTTTAATAATGTTATTAATGACTTAAATCCAAAGTATAGCTCATTTCAAGATGTTGGAATGAATAGAACTGAAGCTTTAGCAAAAAATAGTATATTTTATAATAATGATTTTAATAGTAATCCATCAGGACATGTTAGCGTTGATGGAAACTATAATAAGTTAGTTTATGCAAATATAGAAGAAAACAAAGGCGGTCGTTTACGTGATTATAGAATCATGGCTGCTTTTTCTGAAATCAGTGATGCACTAGATGAAATTTGCGATGAGTGTATTAATATAGATGAAAAAGGAAATGTTGTTAATTTATATCTTAGAAATATGGATATAGATGAAAATGTAGCAGATACTTTACAAGAAGAATTTAATCGATATATTGATTATTTTAATTTAGATAAAAAAGGTTTTGAATATTTTAGACAATTATTAATAGAAGGTGAAGTATACTTTGAGCATATTATCCACGGTGGCCATGTTAAAGAAGGAATTTTAGGCTCAGTAATTTTACCAGCAGATTTAATTGATCCTATTTACGATAATATTCAGAATATGATTATAAAAGGTTATATTCTTCGTAAACCTATTTTTGATCCTAATAAGCCTGAAAAAATTATGAAGTTTGATTTCATTCCTATGGATGAAAATCAAGTAACATATGTTAATTCAGGTATATGGAATCAAGATAAAGCATTTAGACTACCTTTTATTGAAAATGCAAGAAGAGCATATCGTCAGCTTTCGTTAGTAGAAGATGCAATTGTTATATATAGGCTTGTAAGAGCTCCAGAACGTTTAGTATTTAACGTTGATGTTGGTAATATGGCTCCACCTAAAGCAGAAGCTTATCTTAGAAAGTTAGTTGCTGAGTATTGGAGTAAGAAAACATTTGATACTAATCAATCTGGTCAAGTTCAAAAATTTAATCCTCAGTCTATGCTTGATTCTTTCTGGTTTGCTAAAAGAGCTGGATCAGAAGGTACATCAGTAACTCAGATACCTGGAGGTAGTAATTTAGGTGAGTTAGCAGACTTAATGTATTTTGTTAATAAGCTATATAAAGCTCTTAAAGTACCTCTTAATAGATTAAATCCTGATAGTCAATTTAGTGATGGTAATGAAATTTTAAGAGAAGAGCTTAAATTTGCAAGATTTATTATTAGAATGCAACAGCAATTTGCTTCTGGTCTTAAAAATGGTTTCTTAACTCATTTAAAATTAAAAGGTTTATATGAAGAATTTGATATTAAGCCTAATAATGTTCATATTGAATTTAATGTACCTACTAATTTTTATGAATTAAGAGAAAATCAAAAATTAGAACTTAAAGTTGCAAACTATAATCAATTAGCAGCTGGTGAGTTTGTTTCTAATACATATGCACAGAAAAAATATCTTGGTTGGTCTGATCAAGAAATAAAAGCTAATAGAGAATTTTTACGTAAGGATGCAGAATTTCAATGGGAGTTACAGCAAATTGGTGCTGGTGGTCCTGATTGGAGAGATCAAGAAGCAGCTGCTCCTTTACAAGGCGGAGCTCAACCTGGATTACCTACTGATCCTGAGACACCTCCAGACTTTGGTGGTGGTCCTGCTGAATTAGGGGCTGATGCAGCTCCAGAAGTTGCTCCTATTGAACCTGCTACTTAATTATTAAGTCGAGATTGAATTGCTAAAGAATGCAGTTCTAACATAAAACGTTCCGGCACCTGAAGCGGTTCTTGCACTTAATTGACTTGTACTTGTAATACCTCTGAAAACCATACTTTCATTTGAGTCTAATGCAAATGCTCTATAATCTTGATATATTTCAGTATCTGAACCCCTATCGTATTGTGATCCATCGAAAATATTTAAAGTTTGTCCGGTAGAATTTTTAATAGTAGCTTCACTACATTCGATAGCTGATAATTCAGTATAGGCTGTATTCGTTGCATACTGTGCAAACTGAAAGTTTTTATTTCTATTAACGTACGTATTAGGTACATCTGCATCTGATAATTTTGGTATTGGATATGCCATGTAATTATTTAATAGAAAGATAACGCTTTTTTAATTAAATAATTATGTATGTCAACTTGCACTATAGCGCCAATATCAGGGTTTCAGAGTACTAATCTGAATAATAGAATAGATTCATTTAATCGTTTAGGTGATAGGATAATTAGATCATTAGGTTATCCTACAGTAAATGTTGAAATTCATAGAGATCAATTATTTGAAAATATAAGTATAGCAACTGAATATTTTACTAAATTTGCAGGTTATACAAGAGAGTATCTTGTATTTGATAGTAATTTATATCGTAAAAATTATGGTATAAAACTTGATACTTTATTTTCATTAAATGCAACTGATGTAAAGGAATCGAGTTTTCTTGAAACAAGATCTATTACTAACCCTACTTTTACAAAATATACCGATTTATCTTCAACAAGAAACTATTTGTGTTTATCAGCTATTGACGGTACCTTATTTCAATCAATACCATCTTTAAGCGGTACGTTCTTAAGCGGAGGTATCAGTAGAAATGAAATTATACCTGCTCCATTGTATCAAGAGTTTATTAGTGTAGAAAAATCTTCAGAATTTGCTACAATAGGTAATGCAGTTTTAGGTTTAACTTTCGAAATAGGGTCATCTAATACAGTTATATTAACAGGATTTTTCCAAGCACCGGTACCTCATGATGTAACCTTACTTGGTGAAGTTAGAAATGATGCTAATAATTATTCAATGGAAATGGTTAACAGTTTTGATTATGATCTAATGGATTATAGAAAAGTTATAGACGTTAAAAACTTTACTGAAGGATCAACAACTGGTATTAATACACTATTTACAATTGAGCAAACATTAGCTCAACAGACATATTTTAGTTATGCTATGGGTAATTATGGATTTGATTTAGTATCATGGTATACATTAAAAAATTGGTTAGAGACGAGAGAAAAATTATTAGCTATAGAAAGAACTTTTGACTTTGATCCACGTACTCAAATATTAAGGATGTACCCTCAACCAGGGTCTAATAATAATACAGTTAGATTTTATGGTGTGTTAGATTGTTATGTTGAAAGACCTATAAGAGACGTCATTAAAGAGCTTTGGGTTTACCAATATTCATTAGCATTAACTAAAATTGTTGTTGGTAGAATAAGAGGTAAATATCAAGGTACTGGATTATTTGGAGGTGGTCAGCTTAACGATGGACTATTGCAAGAAGGTCTTCAAGAAAAAGCTGATTTAGAGCAACAATTATACGAAGGCACTCCAGGTCAAGGAGATGCAGATCCACCACTCTTCTTTGTAGGATAATTATCATAAATTCTATAAATATTGATATATGAGCACCACTTATACTCGCAACAATTTATCAGCATTGTTTCTTACCGGAAAAGTACCCACAGAAGGGGATTTTTTCAATTTTATAAGTAACGTAGCTAATTTAAATGAAGGTAACATGTTCTTTGGTGAATCTGTTTCCGTTAGTTTATCAAATGGTCAAAGTGTAGTTACTTTATTACCAGAGGCAGTTACCGTTTCAGGTGGTAATACAAACGATTTTGGTAATGTAGTTTTATCAGGTGGCTCCCTACAAACTGATAACGTGACGATTTCATCTAATACTGTTGTTATTTCAGGTGGCAATACAAACGATTTTGGTAATGTAGTTCTGTCGGGTGGCTCTTTACAAACAGATAACGTAACAGTTTCATCTAATACTGTTGTTATTTCAGGTGGTAATACAAACGATTTTGGTAATGTAGTTTTATCTGGCGGAGCATTAAAAACAGATGGCGTAACTATTTCTTCATTTTGTGTAGTAGTTAGCGCAGACGGGTTTTCAAATGCAGGTAACGTAGTTTTATCGGGCGGGGCATTACAAACAGATAACGTAACAGTATCATCTAACACTATTTTTGTTTCAGGTGGTAATACAAATAATTTTGGTAATGTTGTTTTATCAGGTGGTGCATTGCAAACAGATAACGTAACGATTTCATCTAATACAGTTATTGTTTCTGGTGGTAATAATAATGATTTTGGTAATGTAATTTTATCAGGAGGCTCTTTACAGACAGATTTAGTTACTATTTCATCTAATAATGTGTTTATTAGCGGAGGTAATTCTGGTATAGGTAATGTTACTTTATCCGGAGGATCCTTACAAACTGATTTCGTTACAATATCTTCTAATACGGTAATAGTTTCAGGAGGTAATACCGGTGGTAATGATGTATTTTTATCAGGTGGTAATTTAGGTTTTGGAGATAGTACTTCAGGAACTGCTAGTGCTAATATAGGTATAGATTTAACAGATCCAGGTACTGTTGTAGTAACATCACCTTCAGGTACAACAGCAACGGTTGTAGTTTCGGGAGACGGTACATCAGGTTCAACTACTATATCAGGTGGTGAATTAGTAGTTGGTTCAGATACAAATACTATAAACGTATCAGCATACCCTGGGTTATCAGGAGGAGAATCTGGAGCTAGTATAGTAGGCGGTCAAAATAATACAATCCATGCATCTGGTGGTAATATTGGTGGAGGAACATTTAATGTTATTGCATCTGCAGGTGCTGATGGTACAATTGTAGGAGGGGTAAGTGGAGTAGTTGATGCCCCAGACGGTACTATTATATCAGGGGTAAGTGGAACTATATTTGGTGGCCCTGATACATGTGGGGGAACAATTGCAGGTGGTAAATGTAATAGTATAAGCGGTCAAGATTCATTTATCGGAGGTGGTATTAATAATACTTCTAGAGGTGATTATACATTTATCGGCGGCGGTACTGGAAATATAATGTGTGGTACTCGAGGTCTTATTGGAGTATTTCCAAGAGCAACTGGAAATGCCATAGTAGCAGGTTGTAGTAATGAAATATGTTCTGGTCACTTTAACTTTATAGGATCAGGTTACAATAATATGGTCAAAGGCTATAACGGTGCAAGTACAGTCGCATCCGGTATAAGAAATTGTATTTACGGTGATGTTAGCTTTATAGGTGGTGGTTTTGATAATTGTATTGGATCAACTAATACAATATTGGATGGTGCTTGTACATCAAATTATGGTAATACTATTGGTGGAGGTTTTGCAAATAAAATATGTAACAGTGATAATTGTAATATAGAATATTCATTTATTGGAGGTGGTAAACAAAATCAAATAATGGCCACCGAATCAACTATTACAGGAGGGTTAAAAAACTGTATTACACCTATAAAATGTCCACCAGGTGGTACTTATCAAATGGGCACGTTCAACTTTATGGGCGGTGGTGAATGTAATATAATTTGCGGTAATAGCAATGCTATATTAGTAGGATGTAAAAATGAAATATATAGTGTAATAGATGGGCCAGGGCAAGACGTAGTTAATGACTCAATTATCGGTGCAGGTTTTACAAATTATATTGCAGCATCTGGATCGTTCATAGGTGGTGGTAGAGGTAATCAAATCTTATCAGGTGCATTTAATGGCACTATTGTTAATGCTATTAGTGGTATTATTACTGATGGCGCTACTGATTCAGCAATTTTAGCTGGTCGTGGAAACACTATAGGTCAAAGAGGTATTGCTAATGGTGAGCATAGTATTATATTAGGAGGATTTAATAATACTGTAAAAGGTAATTGTGGTTTAATAGGTAATGGTTCAAATAACATCGTCGGTGTAAGCGCAGGAGATAGTTTTAACGTAGTTATAAACGGTAAAGACAATTCAGCTTTTGGAAATCATTCAGTTATAGTAGGTGGTTCAAGTAATGTTGTTGCATCGTCAGGGTCAACAGTTCTAGGAGGATTTTTTAACCGGATTGATACGATTGAATCTAAAAACTCTGCTATATTAGCAGGTGAATTTAATAATATTAATACGTTTGGATTTAACAATGCTGTACTAGCTGGTTCATTTAATACAGCTAATGGCCAAGATAATGTAGTATTAGGTGGTATACAAAATCAAACATGTCTTGCAAGAGGGCAAGTTGCATCAGGTGGATTTAACTGCCTTGGAGAAGCGTCTGATTATTCTTCTATTATAGGAGGATATTGCAGTTCAATAGGTAGAGGTGTAGGTAATGGTAATACATCATATTCAACTATATTAGGTGGATTTAAAAATTGTATACAAGACTATATTAATAGTTCTGCTGTATTAGGTGGTAAATGTAATAATATATTAGGTAGTGGCAGCGGAGGTGGTGGTGAACATTGTAATACGGTTATTGCTGGAGGTGAACATATAACATCGGTATCAGCTAATATGTTACACGCTCAAACGTTATACTTAAGTGCAGCAGCCTTACCAACATCAGATCCAGGTGTACCAGGAGTGGTATATAGAGATGGTGCAACTTTAAAGATAAGTGTTTAATTATTTAGCTGCAAATACTTCAATAAGCTTTTGAATAACTACACTAGCATCTTCTATATCAATAACTTCAGTAGTTGTAGTAGTTGTAGTAACTGATGTTTCTTCTTCAGTTTCGTAATCACCGTATACGTCTTCATCATCATCAAATGATAAATCTAATTCATCAGTTTTATCATCATCTACTATTTGTGTTATAGGTTGAGTACACCCTATATCAGTTAATATAATATTGAGTAACTGATTAGTAAAGCTTTCTTCTTTAGCTCTACCTACAAAGTCAATAATTTCAGCTTGAGTAAATTTTCCTTTCAAATCACTTATAGGTGCAGAAAAACTACCATAGCATAATAATGGTAAATACTTCACCGTAATATCAGCTGAGTCTTTTATAAGGTAATATGCACCTTTCTTTAGAATAGTTACGCCTGTATCTGGTTTTTCAGTTGCAATTAAAGCAGGTCTCATTAAGTTCTTTTGTCTAATAGAACTATTTTTAATAATTTTTTCTTCAAACGTCATATCAATATTTATAGATTTTCCACAAATATCACTTTAAATATTAATATGAAGGGAAATTTCCATCAAGGATATTATAGACCTGTTAATAAAGAAAAGTATATAGGTACTAAACTACCGCAATATAGATCTGGATGGGAGTTAAAATTTTTTAGATGGGCTGATAAGAACGATAATATATTAAAATGGGGTAGTGAAAATGTTATTATACCTTATTTGAACCCCTTAGATAATAAAGTTCATAGATATCTTATTGATAACTATATTATTTTTAGAGATAAAAAAGGTAAAAAAACTAAGTTCTTAATTGAAATAAAACCAAGTAGTCAAACAGTTAAACCTAAAACTCGAAAATATGCAAGAAAAACTACTCTATTATATGAAAGAAAAATGTATGTGCAGAATATAGCTAAATGGGAAGCAGCTAAAAAATATGCTTCCAAAAAAGGTTATAAATTTATCATTTTAACTGAGAAAGAATTGAATATAAGATGGAAGTAATTTGAATAGACTTTATTAGTTTATAAATATTGTTATGGAAAAATGTATTATTAATAATAATGAATTTGATTTTATACTATCTAATGATAGTCAAAACGTTATTTCAATAAGTGAAAAAATAGAATCATTTTCAGATGTATTTGAATGTACATTAAATGACCAAAAAATAATACTAGAGAAGGTAGGTGAAATTAATGGCGACCCTCTAGTTTATATCGATTTAAAATATAAAGGTAAAAAATATGTTACTGATGCAGTACTAGTTAATGGTGATAAATCATATATTAAAATAAACGAGACTAATTTACATTTAATAAAAAGTCAAGAGAATTTAATTACCGATAATACTATTAAAGAGGATCAACAAGTTTTAATTGAAAAAATAGAAAACGAAACATCTGATGTAATGATAAACTTTTTAGGAGAGACATTAGAAAAATATAGTGATGATAGATTAAAAATTAAACTTGATAAGTATGATGAAATTTATAATGAAAAAATAGATTTATTAGAAACAAAAAAGAATCAAACGTTAAAACATTTAGAAGAAGAGTTTGATAAAAATTTAAGATTGTTAAAAGATGATATACAAGATAGGCTTCAATTGTTTTTAAAAGAAACAGATAAAGAAAATAAAGATAGTATTCAATTACGATCTAAACAATTATCAAATGAAATAAATGAAAAGTATGACAATTTTATCACCGAGGTTAAAAGTTTAAAAGAATTTACATCTAAAAATATTAGCAACGTAGTTGAAGGTAAATATGCAGAAATATCAGAACTAGTAGAAAATTATATTAATAATATTTCAAATGAAACTAAACTATTAGAAAACTTACAAGAAAAGTTCTTAAAGGATAGTAAAAAGAAAGTTAATGAAGCTAACAAAGAATTAAAAGAAATAAAAAATAATATTACTCTTTTAGAAGTTGCAGATAATAAAAAGATAGAAAAACAAAATAAAGTAATTCAAGATATATTAGAAGACTCTAATGATAAATTTAATAAGCTTAATGAAAAATTTAAATTATTATCAGAGAAGAAAAATGATGAATATAATAAATTATTAGCAGCTGTTAATAATAAAGAGGTTGTTGAATATAAGACTATATTAAAAGAAAAAATACAAGACGTTGAATTAACTCAAGTTAAAGATGAGCTAATAAAAGAAGTTACAGAAAATTTCTCTCAAGATATGAGAGGTCTCAGAAGATATGTTGAAATGTCTTCTGGTGGTGGTACCAATGCAGTGCAATATGCTAATGGTGGTACTATGAATGGCGACTTAACTGTTACCGGTACAATGGAAGCAGATACTATTCTTGCTAATACATTATTATCATCAACTAATTTAGATATAGGTTTTGAATTATCTGGATTTAACGTAACTGGAAATTTATCAGCTAATGGAGACTTATCAGCTTCAAAAATAACTAGTACTGGATTTATCGGTTTTGAAACCACTCAAACCGGTGCTGGTGTAACTTTAAAAGGTGATGTTGATAATGGTTCAGGCTTCTTTTCATCAAATTTTTCTGATGGTAGCGATGGTCCGCGTACAGGTCAATTTTATCAGCAAGGAAATGATCTTTTTTTAAATTCTGTTGGTGGTAATGATACTCATGGTGATATTCAACTAGCTACTGGAGATGTCAATAATGGGCCTGTCGAACGTGTAACCATTAAAGGAGATACCGGGCGTGTTGGTATTGGAGATAAAACACCAAGTGAAATGTTAGAAGTCGCTGGTAATGTTAAAGCAACCGGGTTTACCTCAACTGATGACATGTCTGCTAAGGATATAATTAAAAGTAATAGATTGAACGTCGGTGGAGGTAATTTATTTGTTGATGATGGTACCTCTACTGGTAATGCATTTGTTAAGATGGGTGCTTATGGAGCTGGTAACTTCTTCGGTAAGGAAGGATCAGTAAATGGAGCTGCATTTAGTCTAGGTGTAGGTACCGCTGGTAAAATAGTTGAAGACATGAGAATTGATACTTTTGCTCTTTCCGGTGCAGGACTTGTTAATAAAAATACAAATCCAGTTATTCTAGTAGCATCACCCGGTGCTAATAAATACATTGTACCGGTTTCAATACAAGTTTATAAATCTCAAAGCGGAGGTACTAGAGTTTCATGGGCTGGTAGCGGTCAGGCAGCTATTTCAATTGGTACATTTGCAAGTAGTGATACAACAGGTACTTTTTCTCAATTAACATCATTACCTAGAGTAGTTGCTCTTATAGATGGAGATTGGCTATATAACAGAAATCAAGGTCCGGATACACAAACTAGAATTCATAGTAATAGAGCTTTAGCTCTTAGAACAAGTGTAAATATATCATCTAATACTAGTGCTGATGTTTATTATCTAAAAGTCAGATATATGGTAATGTCAGAAGACGGAGACTTTAAATCAATAGGTAACCTACAAATTAAAGATGCATAGTAAAAATATAATATCGTTGAGTTCCTGTTAAAAAGTAATAAATAATATAAATATTAATAACATGGGTTTAAATTTAATAGTCGAAACACCAGCTCCTAAAGAAGAGTTTGAATATATTGTAGAAGAAGGCAATAGTAAAGACTCTAAAAACTTTTATATTAAAGGTCCTTATATGATGGCCGAAGGTGTAAATCGTAATAAAAGAATATATCCTTTAGAAGAAATGCAACGTGAAGTAAAACGTTATGAAAATCTAATGGTTAAAACAGGACGCGCGATGGGAGAATTAAATCATCCTACTACTGCTGACGTTGATTTAGAAAGAGCATGTCATTTAGTTACAGAAATGTCTCAAGACGGTAATGTTTTTTATGGTAAAAGTAAAGTTCTATCTACACCAACAGGTTTAATCGTAAGAAGTTTAATTAATGATGGTGTGAGAGTAGGTATGAGTTCTAGAGCATTAGGTCAATTGATACCCGAATCAGGTCAAGATGGTGTTAATAGAGTTAAAGACTTTAAATTAGTAGCAATTGACTGCGTTGCAGACCCATCATTTCCTAAAGCATTTGTAAATGGTATATTAGAAAGTAAACAGTACGTTGTTAACAAGTATGGTCAATTTGAAGAAGCGTATGATAATTTCGAGAAATCATTAACTTCTCTACCAGGTAGAGATGTAGATGATTATTTAAAACAAAATATTATTAAATTTATTAAAGGATTATAATGAAAAAAGTTGCAAATTTAGAAAAAACTATTAGTAAATTTATATCAAATGTACAAAAAAGAGACTACGCAACAGCTTCTGCTGCTTTATCTGATGCAGTTAACAAGAAAATAGAGCAGAAGATTATAAATAATAATATAAAGATTTTTTAATTATGAGTGATATCAAAACAATACTAGGAGAAGCCACTAACGGAGCGTTGAATGAAGAAGTTCTATCTGAAATTGAAAAAGTTTTCGAAGCTAAAGTAAATGATAGAGTTGAAATTCACGTGGAGAAAGCTTTACAGGATCAAGATGAACTTTATTCAACAAAGCTAGAACAATTAATAGAAAAGATCGATAGTGATCATACAGAAAAATTAGAAAGAGTGGTTGAAGCTTTAGATAGTGATAGAGCTGAAAAATTAAAACTTGTAATTGAAAAATATGAAACAGCATTAAATGATGATGCTGCAAGCTTTAAACAAAGCTTAGTTGAATCAATTTCCGATTATCTAGATGTTTATCTAGAAGAAACCGTACCTTCTGAAAGTGTTCAAGAAGCAGTAAAGAATACAAAAGCAGTTAAGGTATTAGAAAGTCTTAGAAGTCATTTAGCAGTTGATAGTGCTTTAGAAAAAGAAAGCATTAAAGAAGCTGTTGTAGATGGTCATAAGCAAATAAATGAAGCTAATGAAAAGCTTGAGTCTGTCGTAGAAGAGAATGCTAAAATCAAAAAAGAATTAGAGCAAACAAAAGCTCAATACTTAATTGAAAGTAAATCAGCTAAACTTGATAGTAAAGCTAAGAAGTTTGTTGAGAAAGCATTTAAAGGAAAGAGTGCATCGTTTATCAATGAAAACTTTGATTATACGGTTAAGCTCTTTAAGAAGAAAGAAAGCGATAGGCTCGAGACTTTGAAAGAAGAAGCTTACAGTGATATGGAAAAGGTTGATGTAGTATATGAAAGTGCTACAGCAGAGCAACCTAAGCCTAATAGTCCATATCTTGATGAACTTTCCAAATACTAATTAGTTGAGAATTTCATTCTAAGTTACCTGGGAATAAAATCCCTTGGGGTCGATAAAACAAAAGGAAAAAATCTATCATGAATTCAATTAGACCTACACAGGCATATATTGACGAATCAAGAGCTTCTCAACTATTAGAGAAATGGGCTCCTGTATTAGATTACACTTCAAAGAGTGTTGCTCCTATCGAAGACAGCCATACACGTTTAAACACTGCTATGCTTTTGGAAAACCAAGAGACATGGTGTTTGAAAGAAGCTGGACCTAACTATACTCCTGTGAGTAATATTGGTGGTTCATCTGTAGCAGCTGGACATGGTGCTGGTTCACAAACTGGTTCTTTAGGTGATACTGCAACTTCTTGGAACAATCGAGCAACAGTCGGTGGTACACCTGGCGAAGATACTTACGCTTCTGGTGACGCTCGTCTGCCTAAGATCTTGATTCCAATGATTAGACGTACTTTTCCCGAGTTAATTACAAATGAGATTGTTGGTGTTCAACCAATGGCCGGACCAGTTGGTCTAGCGTTCGCATTACGTTACCGTTACTCTGGTGAAACTTTAGGTGGAACTGGTGTTGATGGCTTCGATAGCGATCAAATTTCTGGTAACCCTGGTTCCGGTGCTGATAGCACTGCTGCAACCGCTGCTTCTGCTAAAGAAGCTGGTTTCCAAGAGCTAGTAACTGGTTATACCGGACAAACTTCAACATACTTATCTGGTAACGATGATTTTACAATCGATGCTAACGATAAGGGTGTTGCAGCACTTCTAAAGAACTTCGAAATCACAAACAAAATTCCTACAATGGAAGTTTCGTTTGAGAAGACTGCTGTAGAAGCCGGTACTAGACGCTTAGGCGCTAGATGGTCAGTTGAATTAGAACAGGATCTTAAAAACATGAACGGAATCGATATCGATACTGAGTTAACAAATGCTATGTCATATGAAATTCAGGCTGAGATCGATCGTGAAATGTTGATCCGTATGATTCAAACTGCTCTTAATGCACAAAAAGGTACTGGATATTCTATCTGGTCACCTGCTTCTGCTGACGGACGTTGGATTGTTGAGCGTAACAGAGACTTATATCAAAGAGTAATCGTCGAAGCTAACCGTATTGCTGTTAGAAACAGACGTGGTGCTGCTAACTTCTTAGTTGCTACTCCACGTGTTTGCGCTATCTTGGAAATGCTCCCTGAATTCCAGTGGGTACCAGTTCAAGGTAACGTTAATACACAGCCAGTAGGTGTTGCTAAGATCGGTAACCTTGGTGGACGTTTCAATGTTTATCGTGATACAAGAACAGAAGGACAAACAATTGGTAATGATTTCAGTGCCGCAGCTTCTACAGCTCCTGAATATATCCTATTAGGATACAAAGGACCTGAGTTCTATGACACTGGTATTATCTACTGTCCTTACATTCCTGTAATGGTACAACGCACAATTGGTCCTAACGACTTCGCTCCTAGAGTAGGCTTGCTTACTCGTTATGGCGTCGTTGATAATATCTTTGGTGCTAACCTTTACTACCACGTAATCATTTGTACAGGACTCGGATCTGCATTCACACCTGGTACAAACAGCGTGTATTTTGCATAAGTTCGTTCTTATACATTTGCGTAGAGTCTCAGCTCTTTTTAGAGTTGAGGCTCTTTTTTTGCAAATTTTTATTGATAGCTTGGTTAAGCTTAGGTGTTACTTTGTAACCTACATGTTCGTTGAAGACCATTTCTCCAGAACTACGACCATATAATTTACCAACACCTTTATATTGTGTACGGCCTTGCAATATTTTTTTTGACATATATATTATTGTTTAGAAGTTTTAATATGAACTACATCTGGATCGACTAAACTACCAGCAAATTCATCAATTAGATCTTGATTCGACGCTCTTACAGGGTTAATATCAATACCACCTCTACGAGCGTATAAACACATAACTAAAAGTTCAGAAGGATCAAATGCATCTTTTAAACGTTTATAAAAACATTCGCAGATCTCTTCATGAAAATGACACTCATCTCTATAAGATACAATATACTTTTTAATGCTATGCGCATCAATAGCATACTTAGATTTAATGTATATAAATACATCACCCCAATCAGGTTGAGAAGTTACACGACAGTTACTTTTAAGCAACCCGGAATAAAAATATTGCTTTAGATCTCTTTGACGAGTTATTCCTTCTAATAAGCTCGGGTCTTCAGTATACTGATTATAAATATAATCTTTTTGATCTTCTAAATGATCTACGTTTATATATTGATCTATATCCCAAGCACCATTAGGACTATTATAAGTATTATTTACACGAGCCCCGTCTTGAAATGATACCTTAACTTCAGTCTCTAGTAACTTACTTAAATCTTTACTTGCAGTATTTTCAAAAGAACTAATAGCTACATCTCTATCAGCAGCTATTTTAGTCATATTAAAGGAATTAAAATATAACTTAATACTTTTACTCTCAACAATATACTTACTACTACAAGGATACACACATTTTACAATCCCAGTTACAGGGCATCCGTTATCTAAAAGAAACGAACACTCATATGCATTCCACGTATCTGATCCCACGAAAGGTAAATCATCATCAAATATATTCAAATATTCTCGATTATTACTACGAGGCTCTCTTACCAATAACTCAGGATCATACTGACTCTTATATTGAGACGTTTGACCTAAATGCTTACTTATCCTACTATTATCTAATGTTTTATTTGCCATAATTAATTTTATCTAAAGTTTTATATATTGTTACCATACGTTCTTCAACAGTACCTTTTAATCGTACTACTTTTAAATTATAATGATCTATTGCTTCCTCAAATAGTTTAACAATAGTATCTCTAAACTCATTACTACTACTTCTTTCACCGTCATCAACTAAATCAATATCAGGTTCAGTATAAAAAATAATATCATATTTATCTTTTAAACTCTCAAATAAATTAGTTGCATAATCCATTACCCATTCATTAACTTTACCAGTATGATATTGATAAGTCGTATAAACTAAAGCATCTAATGCACATCTATCTAATACCACCTTACTATTTTTATGACTTAGATAATTTTCTAAATGACTATTAATACAAAATAATTGAGTATATTCATCACCATTTTCATTTATAGTTAAGTTATATTTTTTCTTTAACTTTCTAGTTATTTCAGGTACGAAGCTATAGCAATTAAACCTACCATCATACGTACATTTATCTAGTAAAGTAGATTTACCAGTACTTTGAGCTCCTGTAAAAGTAATTATCATGTAACTATATTTTTAAATTTTCCTACGTTATACATTATATCTTCTACTTGACTTGCATTAACTTTTGTATCAATTAAATCTGCTAATTTTATAGAAGGTTTATCATTCAATCCTAAATCACTATTATATCTTAGTTCCTTAATACCTGCAACTATAGGATTAGATGTATCAACAGATCTTATAGAGTTATCTCCTACATAAGCTTTAAACTCTCTTGCTAATGAACAACCTAACAAATGATGAGGTTTATGACAATTCCATACACCGTCATCTTTTAGATGCTTTATAAATCTTTGCCTACCATTACACCATCTTTCAAGTTTAGTTTTACCAAACCCAGTAGTAACATAATAACTATAATCAAAACTAATAGCAATATAATCAGCATTTTGCTCCATAAAGCGATAACAATCAACTAACTCATCATACGTTTTACCTTGAACTACACCTATTTTACTACCAGGTAAATCAGTATATTCTGAACAAAACTCAATATAATGTTTAATAGTTTCATAACCATTTTCTAATACATCAGGTACTATATAATAAGTAGGTTTTAATTCTTTAACATACTTAGCAAATTTCTTATGATCAAATGCTTCACCTAACTCAAATATACTATTATCTAATAATACATCTCTATCCATTAATAATGATTCTTTAAAGAAATCATAATACTTTGGATGAGACTCAAAGAGATGGACTAAAGCATAATCATAATCATTATAATCTCTCGATTTCTCGAGCATACTTATAGGGCTTTCATGAGATACTAACATACTATAATTATAGTATATAAAACATAATTATCAAGTAAATATTAATATATGCCTAACAATTTAAAAAGTATAAATGATCAGATATCAAGTATTAGACAAACGTCTATAGGTAACCCTGTTAGAACATTTGGTAATGCAATGCAACTAAAAGTTAAGCAAGCATTAGCGCCTATAAATCAAGCTGCTATCGCCGCAGCTAAGATTAGAATGCAAATACAGGAAAGATTGATTCAAGGTATAGAAACTGCTAAAAAATTAGTAGAAACCGGTATGATGGTATTTCAATTAGTTACAAATCCGGTTGGTTTTTCTACTAAAGAAGTAATCAAAAAAGTAAAAAAGAAAATTAAAGAAAAAATAGCAGAAGCAGTTAATGGTGTAGTGCAACAACTTAAAGATGCAGTTAGTACATTAATTGGTACTATAAGCGATACAATTACAGAAGCAGTAGATACTATAGCAAATTCTGCTGAAATTTTTAATGAAGCAATAGTTGGTATAGGTAAAGATGTAGCAGAAACTATCAAAAATGTTAGAGAAGTTGTTAATTATAAAAATATTGAAGAAGCAGAAGTTGGGTTGATATCAGGCTCAGCATCTCAATCATTAAAAGATAATCTTCAAAATTTTTCAAATAGGGTGATAAGAGATATTAATGTTGATCCTGATTTTAAAGATTCAGTAATGACTGAATTAGGTACTACATTTACAAATGAAATTGCATCTGAAACATCTACTTTTGTATCTCCAGTTATGACTCAAAAAGCTGAATTAGATAGTATAAAAACTATTGATAAAAAACCATTTAATAGACCGAATTTGAGCTTTTTTAATAATGAAAAAGAAGTACAAGCTAGGCCAGTTTATGACCCAGAAATACAAAATTATGTAAAAAATAAAATTGATGTATCTTATAGTGAGTTTGAAAATTTTAGAGGTAGATTTAGAAAATTTAAACTGTTAAAGGATAAAGAGTTATTATCTTTATCTCAAATTACAGATGAAAATTATGAAGTTGTGAGTTTGGATCCATTAGATGAGACTGAGTTCTATGATTTTATGGCAGGGGGAGGTTTACCTGATAGATTTTCAAATTTAGATAGCGTATTAGATATAAATTACAATGACGTGTTCGGAAGTAGAGATCAATATGCAATACTTTTATGTTTAATAAAAAATAATTTTTCTATTCAAGATGATCGTTTTCCGGAAATTTCAGGAAATAGAAGAACTTATATTGAAATTTTAAAAAATGCAGGTATCATAATTAATAGTTCAGATGTTACAGTTTTAGAGCCTGGTTCGGAAGAAAATTTAGGAGTTAGCAATACGTGGAGTTTTATAACAGTAGATGGTAACAAATATAATGTAAGATACAATAGTCCTAAATTAGAAGATTATCAAGTTAGCTCTAATGGAATAGTATAATTTTTAAAGTAAATACATATGATGGATAAATTTAATAATATATATCTTGGTATAGTGGTACAAAATAATGACCCTAAAAAAAGAGGTAGGGTTAAAGTATATGTACCGAGTGTATCACCTGCCGTATATAGTGAATGGATTGGAGATAATACAAATAAATCTTTCAAGTTTATCAATAATGATCTAAATCCGATAATGAAAGAATTGAAAAAAACTTTACCTTGGGCTGAAATAGCTGCTCCATTAACAAGTGAAGACGCATCAGGAAGATATAATAGTTATGCAAGTAAATCTTCTGTTTCAGATGCTAATAAGTATGAAAACTTTTTAAATGAAAACACTGCTTCAAGTGGAGAAATTTATGATCAAAGTTCTTTTAGATTGAAAGATGCTTTTGATAAAAACGAAAATAATATTAATAATGTAAATCCTTATTCATATATGTATAAACCAAATACATATTCTAATAAAGCTAAAGGGTCATTTGGTATACCTTCAGTAGGAGCTCACGTTTATGTATTTTTTAGAGAAGGAGATTACAACTTTCCAGTTGTAATGGCTGCAGCATACGGTATAAATGACTGGCAGGGTATATATGATAATGATGTAGATTATCCGGGTAAGTTTGAAAATTTTGATGCCTCGCTATCCGAACTAGATGAAAATGTAAAAACGTATAGAAACAAATATGTTTTAAATCAAAAAGGGGGAGCTATAGAAATTAATAATACTGATTTTAATGAAAAGGTCAGAATAACTCAATATTCAGGGTCATTTAAAGAAATGAATAATCATACTAGTATTGAATTAGCTTCAAAGAATGATCAAAAATTAGTATTAGCTGATAGTTACCATACTACAAAAGGGTTTAGAAATGAATACACAGGTAAGAATTTAGATGAAATAATAGTTAGAGATAAGTATAAAAAAATTGGTAATTTAAATAAAGAAATTTATGAGCAATGGAGAGATACTTTTGCACCTATTCAAGATACTAAACAACTTTTTCCAAAAAGAAGAACATTTTCTTATAATGTAACTGATAATAGTGGTAATGTAATAATTAAACGAAATAGTATTAAGCAACAAAAAGTTGGTAAAGATCCAGAATATCCTGTATTTAGTGATCAAGTTTTTGCTTTAAACAATAAAAATACTTTTGAAGATTCAGGATTTTCAAGCATAGCATCTTCTATTAATATAGGTTCAATAGTTAGTGGATTTTTAAATCCTATTTTTGAAAACGTAAATGATTTAGTAGCTAAATTTGCATCACCTGCTCAGGGTCAACAACAAACAAATGCAACTGATAGGAGAAATTATACTAAAGAGACCGGATTACCTATACCAGTAACATCATCTGGCGGTACCTATGATGAAGATCCTAATGTTAATAATCTTAAAGATCAAATAATTCAAAAATTAGAAGAGTTAATGGATCTGGAAAAAGAAATGGGTGTAGGTGGAAATGAATTTGTAGAAATAGCTAAGAACAAAATTGAAACTATTGGCATGGTAATGAACGACTATGGTAGTATAAGAGTTGATCCGGTAGGTAAGTTAGTTACTTCTGAAATGATTGTTGGTACTAACGGGGTTTATAAAAATAGAGAACCAGCAGCATTAATTGAATATGTGGATGTTCAAGATATGCCAGGTGGTACTTATAATTTAAATGTTGCTAACAAATACAATCTAATGGTTGGTGCAGGTGGGTTACAATTAAAATCATCAGGACCAACTAATGTATCAGGTTCAGTTACAAATATAGCTGGTGATCAAGTAAATATTGGATCTGAATATGGCGTTAATATTGATGGTGATTATGTTAATATTTCTGCTAATATTTTAAAACTTAGAAATAAAAGAAAAAGACAAATATTTGTTGAAGGTAGTTTAGGAGTTCAAAATAATATAATTGTTGGTGGAGGGTTACATGTTGAAGGAGAGATGTCAGTTCAACATATTACTGCTCCTGCAGAGTTTACTACAGGTGGTACATCAAAAGCCAGTGGTCAACCAACAAAAGGTCTTGTTAGTTCATGCGTTATAGGTTTTATACCTAGAGGTGCTACGGTAAATGTATCAGGGGTAACATTAGGTACTGGTTTTATTAAATTTGATGAAGCTATGCCAGTAGTAACAAATTCAATTGATCTAATAGCGTTTAATAGAGGAAAGGTTCAACCTTTCCCAGATCCTAATTCTATTGAAGTTTACCCTCATTCACATACCACAGCAGGTATTCCAATGACATTAGTTGATAGTAATAAAAGTTTAAGAAATTCAACAATTAAATCAAAAATGAGTCATGGTTGTAATGTACCAGCATCATCACAATTTAACACAGATAAATCTCAAGCTATAAACGTATCTATTTAGATTTATATAGATAATACAGGAGAATCATAGTTAAGCTACATATACCGCCAAATGTATAGTTAATTATTAAAACTAAAGGAGCGTTAAGCTCCGTAATGCTATACACTAATGCGCTGCCATAGCCAACTATAGATAATGTAAATAAACTTATACTAATATCTTCTACTTTTTTAGTTTTAAAAGTTTTTACTATTTGAGGAATATAGCATATTGAAAATGCTATAGTATATATCCACCCGAAAATTGTCATGATATTTGTAAAATGTTCCCACCAACCAACCCCAGTTTACAATTGCGTACTCCCCTACCAGTAACTATTTATATATTAAACAGTATATTTTTTAATATACTCTTCTTTTTTTCTTCTAGGTACTGATACTTCGAGTACACCATATTCATACGTAAACTTAATTTTATTAAGATCGTATTCTCTACCAATAGAAAAACTTCTATTCATAGTCTGGGTCTCTTCACCGTCATTAGTTTTGACGGTACGCTTACCTTTGATGTACACTTCACGTTGATCAGAATCAACATCAAGATCAAGGTCTTGTTTTTTACAGCCCGGAATATCAATTTGAATATTCAGGCCATCTTTTGTTGAAGCGAATCTTACGATATCGCCAGTTTTGTATACTTCTTCCAAGTTATGGAAGACCGGTGTTAGATTGAGCATACCGTTTAAGCTATCCTCAATGATTTTTAATGGGTTGTCTCCTCTGTATGTAGTTAGTCTAGTCATAGAAAAATATTTATAACTACCATTTTATTTTACAAGTATACCCGCCGTGGTAGTTATTATTATACATACGATTTAAGTTTCTTCGTCTTGTACGTTCTTGTTCTTCTTCTCTACGGAATATATCAGTATATGCACCGTTTTGAATATTTCGTGTTCTATTGCTAACTACTTGTTGTTTTCCTGCTCTACTCATATAACAATTATATCACAGTTCCTTGAAAGACAAGTTATTATATTAAAAAGCCAGCCTCAAATATTTGAGACTGGCTTGAATTTTCTAATTAATTAAGCAGCTTTCTTCCGGCTTTTTCGCCAGTCTTTAGCATGATTTTTTTTCCATGATTTTTGAGCATTTTCTATGCCAATATCATAACCGGCTTTTTCAGATTCAAGCCACTTATGCTTTAATATTTCGATACGCTCTAAAGCGATATCAGCTATTTTTTTAGCTTTAACATAAGGATCATTTGCTAGTAAAATAGTAGCAAATAAACCTCCAAGTGAAAGCCAAACGATTGTGTATAGTATAATTTCCATAACAAAATTATTTATAAGAACTTGAGGAACTATATTAAAATAATAAATATATATATAACTCGTTCACCCGAAAGGGCGGAAGTACCCTATTTTCTGTACATAGTTCTATGAAAGAAATATGGGGTAGGGGAAGGAACGCACCGTAAAAGGAAAATAAACTATGGCAACTCGATACATGCAGTATAGAGGAGCGAAAGTGGAAAATTCTGAACAAGCGGTGGCAAAGAAACCCGGCATCGCTTCTTACAGAGGAAACACTTACGATCCGAATAAAGTAAAACCTGCTACAGAAGTAAAGCACGGTATGTACCGTGGCTCTGCTTGGAGCAAGTAATACAAAAAAAGCCCTCTGCCGATTTCTCAGTAGAGGGCTCATTGTGTCTAAATAAAATTAGAAGGTAAATGCTAACCCAACATTAACTGATTGATCCCAATCAAGTTGTGCATCAGCATAAGTAATTCCATCTGCGAATACTACATCACTATTAATCCAATTACCTTGAACAAATAACTTAGCAGCATCATTAACAATCGTTTCAAGTCTTGCAAATCCATGAATGTATTCATAGTCTTCATCATAACCGAATGATTGTCCATATTCACCACCTACAATAAGATCAAAAGTACCAGTATTAAAGGTCTTTGATAATACTACAGCAGGGGTATAGATAGGATCTAAAGTAGTATCAACAGCTTCTGATCCATTTTCTACGCTTAAACTTAACTCTGTTTCTACAAAGCTAAATAAGTTTACAATATAAGCTCCAACTAATTCAAATGTAGCATCGCTACCTTGTTTATTATGTGCAACTAATCTTGTATCGATATCACCGATAGGTGTATCTAGAACAGTTCCAATTGAACCGTGCAATTCGTAAGCATCAGGATCATCAACATATTCGATCCCACCTACGAGCGATAAGCCATAAAAATCGCCAATTTTCGTAGAAGCTTTTACGTACGGGGCATCTTCTGCTCCAACCAATCCTCCGGAGATTCTTGATTCGTAATAACCTACTTCAGTATTGACACTCCATGTCTTCTCTTGTTTTACTTCTTGAGCTTCAGCTTTACCGCACATTGTAAAAAATGCAACGATAGCAACCAATGCTCCAATGATGATGTATTTTTTATTCATAGTCATAAATTATATAGTCTATTTAATACAAGTCAAGTTATAGATCAAAATCTTCAAATTCTGATTCACTTATTTCAGTATCTCTCGCACCTATCTTATAAGAACTTATTTCAGTTTCTTGCGGTGCTACTTGAACTTTAGAACTATCTGAAAAACTATTTAACCAACCGCCGATCGGATTGGTAGGTGCATCGAATATTTTATCATATCCTAAAGATTTAAGTCTATTATTAGCTAACCATTCAATGTAACCGTTTAGCATATCTGCATTTAGACCTAATAATGAACCTTGTGAAAATAAATATTCAGCCCATTTCTTTTCATTCTCTACAGCTAACCCATACATATCATAAACCTTTTGTTCATTATCTTTTAAGATTTTAGAAAAACCTTCATCTTCATTTTGACGCCAGTTCTTAATAATATTTTGAGTAATAGCAGCATGTAAGTTTTCATCACGTGCAATTAATCCAATAATTTTAGCATTACCTTCCATTTTACCTTTATATCCGAAAAAGTATGAACATGCGAATGAAACGTAAAAAGCTAAACCTTCAGTAATTTGAGTTGATAATACTGCATTGAATATTTTTTGTTTAATATCATTACTATCATCTCCTAAAAGTTTATTATAAGCAGAACTAATTTCAGTTGCTCTAGTAACAATATTTTTATCTTCTAAAATACTATCAAAAAAAGCAGTAGCGTCTTTTGTAATATTTTGCAACAAATATGTATATGAGTAACTATGAATAGTTTCAAATCTAGCCCATGTGGTCATACAAATTTCTAATTCAGGGTTCGATACATAATTTTTAATATTATGAATACTTCTTGATAACATACTATCAGTCATAGTTTGCCATCTTAAGTTACTATTAAAGATAAATTTCTCAGTTTCAGTTAAATTCTCATAATCGTTACGATCTTTAGTTAATGAAACTTCTTCTGGTAACCAATGAAATTCCTCTTGCTTTCTCCATAGATCGAAAAATTTAGGATATTTAAATCTATCATATCTTTGCAGAGCTAGATCTTCTCCTAAAAACATTGGTTGTTTAGTTGTGTCTACATTTTTTGTGTTCAATACAGTCTCCATATTACTTTATTTATTATAGCTTTAGTTAAAAAATTATCCATCATTTCCTATTGCTTCTACAGGGCAATCTTGCAAAGCTTCTTCACATAATTCGATTTCATTATCATTTTTAGGTTGATTATAAACGTAAGAATAACCTCCATCATCACTGCGCATAAAAAACTCCGGGGCATGATCTCTACACATGTCGCAATCTATACATTGTTCATCAACGTAGAATTTGCCAGGAACATTCTCTGGCTGTTTCTCTTCTTTATCAGCCATCTTTAAGTATTTATAATGCGCATGCCCCTGATTCGCATCCTTCTTCTTCGTTTATTTCTTCAGCACTACTTTGTTTATCTCCATCATCAGTATTGAGATAATATCCAGTTCTCCAACCAAGCTTATATGATAGTAAAAGCTCTTTAATAACTTTTGCATCAGGCAATGCTCCACCTTCATAATGAGCATAATTATAATAAAGATTCGCACTAATACTCATATCAACCCATTTCTGTAAAGCAGCAACTACTTTAATTAAACCTTGATTGTCTTCCATATCATAAGCTAAAGTATACTTATTCTTATAATGATGATAATTAGGTACAATTACAGGCAACGTACGAGCTTTAGATTTCTTATAGGTAATATAATTCCTAATTGGTTCTATACCATTAGTTGAACTCTGTATGACAGATGAACTCTCACAAGGCATAATAGCTGATACAGTACTATGTCTCAACCCATGCTCTTTAATTTGTTCTCTTAAATATTCCCAATCCATATATGGTTTAACAGTTACAAATTCATCTAATTCAGTTTTATATGTATCGTGAGGTAACCATCCTTTACTATATTTTGTTTCATGAAACTTAGGACATTTACCTTTTTCTTTTGCTAAAGTATTTGAAGATAGAAGCAAATAGTATTGAACTTTTTCCATTAAGTTACTTGCAATGTTCGGTGCTTCTTCATCATCATATTTTGCACCGTTCTTAGCAAGATAAGCTGCAAAGTTAGTTATACCAACTCCTAATGATCTTCTGTTTCGGGTAAAGTTTTTAGCAGCTGGTAAAAAGTAATCTTGATAGTCAATAAGTTGATCTAATAATCTAACAATCACATCACATACCTTTTCCATTTCTGCATCAGATTGTATCTCTAATACATTAATAGCAGATAAAATACAAATACCAATTTCAGCATCATTATCATCAACATGTTGCATTGGTTTAGTTGGATGCAATACTTCAACACATAAATTAGTCATTTTAACATCTGTATCCCAAGCTGATCTTTGGTTACAATGATCTATATTCATGTAATATATTCTACCCGTTTCAACTCTCTCTTTAACAAATAAAGACATAAGCTGTCTTGCTTTAACTGTCTTTTTAAATTTTAAACTAGTCTTTCTTTCGTACTGCTCATATAGTTCATCAAAGTTTTCATGACCAAAAGCATCATAAAGATCTTTTGCTTCATATGGAGAAAATAGAGTTATATCTTCATTTTTTAAGAATCGTTTATAAAATAATTCACTGAACTGTATGCAATAGTCTAACTTACGAACTCTATTATCATCAGTACCTGAATTATTTTTTAATACCATAATATCTTCGACTTCATAATGCCAGAAAGGAAAGTTAACAGTAGCTGAACCCCCTCTAATGCCATTCTGATGACAAGACTTTACCGTAGATTCCATTAACTTAAGAAAAGGAATAACTCCGGTATGAATAACTTCACCGTTTCTTATTGGAGAGTTTAAAGGTCTGATACGACCCATATTTAAACCAATACCATATCTTGAACCTGTTGCATACCCTGCAGCAGTAGAAGAAGAAAATATAGAAGGTAGAGTATCATCAACGTCAATAAGACAACATGAAGCATATTGCTTAATTTTACTTCTAACCCCTGCCATTAGAGGAGTTGGTATATTAATTTTGAACTTAGAAAAATAATCATATGCTCTTTTTACGTAATTCATTCTAACTGAATTAGTATATTTACCGAAGCATACCATTGCAATAATCATATATGCAAACTGAGGAGTTTCATATATCTTACCAGATTCTCTATCTTGAATAAGGTATTTATCACACAATTGACGCATACCAGCATATGTAAAATTATTATCTCTTTCATGATCAATGTATTCATCTAACTTATTAACTTCATCATCAGTATATAACATTAAAATATCTTCATCATATACATCATATTCATGAACATTTTTATTAATAAAATCTAAAAGCTTAGGAGGATTTTTTCCACCCCATACATCCTTGCGTAACTGAGCAGATAGTAATCTACTTGCAACATATTGATAGTTAGGACTATCTAGAGATATTAGATTAGCTGCAGAATCAATTAATACGTTATGTATTTCAGTCGACGTCATACCATCTCTTTTCTGAAGATTAGCATTAATCTCTATATCAGATGCAGTTACGCCTTTTATATCACCTATTGCCCAATTTACTGACTTATGAATTTTATCAACATCATAAGGGACAAGTTCACCATTTCTCTTCAATACGTTCATATATAATAATTATGTTAGAAGTAGTAGTTTTAAGCTACCAAACTTTTGAAAATCGAATTTATTTTCATTTAGACCAAGCATATGTTGAAATATGCGTTTATCATTACCTATTCTATCATCAGTTAACTTATCAAAATGCTTATTATCAATAGGGTAAATACCTTTATAAAAATGACAATAACTATCATTACATGATAAATTAAACTCTTCTAATAAATTGGTAAACATGTTAAGATTCATTACGCTCTCATATCTCTCCTGCCGTATAATTAACTTACTTAACTTATTACTAAGATCATTAAGACTAACAAAAATACCATAGAGAGGTAGTAATTTTATATTATCATTTTCTTTATATCCAATACTAAATTTTTCAGGACTATAAATTTCATTAATAGATAATCTTTCTTCATCATATTTATTTTTAATAATAAATCCAAGGAATAAAGAAGCTTTTTCTATGCTTCTTAATTTAAATTTATCCATATCAACAGGGTCGTCTACTAACGCAATATCTATCATTACATTCCTATATCACTCTTAAGTGATCCTGTCTTTAAATTATATGTTCTAGATCTGTTAGTACCGTTTTTGTAATGTATACTAACTGTTGCTACATCTCCTGATACTATAGGACCACTATATGTAGCTCCTGTAGGTAAGCTTATTACTTTATGTATAGCACCGTTAACTACATTAAAGATAATTAACTTGCTTCCATCTATACGTACGTTGAAATTCATAATTATATTATATGATTATTTATAAAGTTTTCAACTTCTTTATCTGACTTATTATATGTAAAGCCGGAAAGATTATCGTTAAATGTTGGTAATTTTAAACCAGATATTTTAAATTTACTTTCAACTTCATCAATAATATTTTTATCAGGTAAGTTTACGTCTTCACTAACATTAAGAATATTTCTTATTTCATTTATTCCATAACCTCTTCTTAATAACGTTTTAACGTCTCTACTTACATATAATTTTTCTAATGATTCAACATCACCATACTCTTCGATTTTTTTCTTAAGATAGTCTCCGGAAAATAAACTATCCTTTCCAGTTACTATACATTTCAGCTTTAAAGATTTTCGCATATATCTATTATAAATAATTATATATGAAATTCAATGGTTTAGTTGATAAGTTTTTAGAAGATTTCAAAGCTCCAGTAGATACTAATAAACGTAGCAAAGTTTTACCTGGTAAGTTTACAAACCAAAATGATCAATTAGGTAAACCAAGTAATTCAAAAGTAGTTAGGGGATTCAAAGGTCAAAGAAAAGGTAAAGTTAAAACCTTAAAAATTAAAATGCCATCTTGACACCTTTTTGAATATCTTCATCTGATATTTTATCAGCTTCTTTTCTACCATTTTCAAATTCAAAGATAGGTCTCATTAATTTCATTAAAACTGCTGGATCGTTTAAGTTAATTTCTTCATCAACACCAAACCCTGAACCATTGGATACATGACGTGCATAATTAGCATTATTAGGGTTATTATCTTCTGGTGGTGCATATCTATCAATTATCTGATTAATAGTTTTTATATTATATTTACTACCATAAGTTCTAAGAATTCTTGCTGACGCTCTAATACCATATGGCATAGATTCGAATCTTTCAAATGCTTCTCCAGGTTTAGTTATTTCACCATTCCATTGAGTCGGTGAACTTCTTATGTTGCCCGGATTATTATTAAAAATAGCACCTTGAGCTGTACCAGCCATCATACTCGCAGCTAACGCCCCTGTCGCTAATGCTTTACCTATTTTTCCTTCATTAAGCATTTGTTCATTATAATATTCTTCAAACGTTTGCATTAATATTATTTATTCTAAAACCATACTTGATATCACTAACTGATAAATCATTTAAATATTCTGATAAAACGTTTTTATATTTTTCATTCTTTTTTTCTTTTGAAAGCCATAAAAATTCTTGAACAAAGTTTTTATCTAAATATGGGTAGCGTGTTTCAATACCATAACATCCACCAATATATTCTAATTGATCTATAAAATGTCTATTAGCACCTTCATAAAAATTTTTCCATGGAAATTGTTTTTGTAAATTTTTTACAAAAGGTCCTGATTTATAATTAGATAAAATCTCATCACTACCTTGACCGGATATAAAAACATTTAATTTTTTAGCTTTTACAGTTCTTAGCAATTTAGATATTAAAGTAGTTGAAACTTCATTTTTAAATAATTCATATTCTTCCATTTTTAGTTCAAGAAGTTTATGTTCCATTATTTCATTTAAAGTAAGATTTTTTTTATAATCAATTAAATGTAAAGGTAGTTTATTATTTTCACAAATTTTATACCTTTCTTGCATTACAGATAAATCTTCATTATCAGTTTCTACAAAAAAGAAACTATTTTTATTTTTATTATTAACTGACCACTTTAATATGCCACCTGAATCGTGTCCTGAGCTCAACCCAACGCCAGCTGGTTTATTACATCTTATTTTAAATGCATTACTTAAAGCATCTATACATGAATCATATGAGTTATTTTTTTCTTCTAAATTGAAATTACTATGAATAGATTCGCTATATTCATTATTTTTTAAATTTATTTTAACGTAAGTGGATGGTTTAATTCTTTTTATTTCTTTAAATTTTAATATATCTAATTCAGATTTATAAGAGCTAATACCAATATCATCTCCATTTACTGAATAAAATAATGGTTTAGTTGCAAAAATATCACTATAAGCTAAAATTAACTGTTTTGAATGATCTATAATTACTAAAGCATATTCACCGTTTATTTTTTCTATAAACTTTTCTCCATATTCTTTATATAAAGGAATTATAGTTTTACTTTCTACTTCATTATACGGTTCATATATTTCCCCATTAAAGAAAATAGTTATATTATCTTTTGTAATAGGTTGTAATATTTTTAATCCTGATATATCAAGAAGGTTATGAACAATATTAAACTTATCTAGCTTTACTGAATTAGTAAAATCAGGACCTCTAGATTTAATTTTTTTATTCGATTTACTATATTCTAAATCTTTATTTGTACAAACAAAACCACACATATTAATTCTTATACATTGTTACTTGATACCCAGGACCATCAGTACAATCTTCAACCTCTATTTTAAAATAACGATGCAAAAAGTCCATATATTTACCGACTCTATCTCTATACACTTTTGAAACTACTCTATCAACGTGTTTAAAAATACAAATAGTATTAATTAATTTTTGATAAGCTCGGATACCGGTCCAAAAAACATATAAAGGAGACGTAAAAGCTAAAGTTAAATTAATTTCACCATTATCAGGACCGTAAGACGTATAACCAAAAACTTTATCATTTGAGGTATCTACTATTAAAAAAGTTCCTTCAGTTTCTTCTAACAATTGATTAAAACATCCTCTTAGATGTTCTTTTTGTTCTTCTTCATTATCATATTCAAACATACCATTATATTCAGGTATTTTAGCTGATTGATTAAAAATATAAAATAAGTCAATTATTTCTTCGAAATATTTTTTTTCATATGGTTTAACAATATACTCATTAAGTCTTAATTTTTTCATTACACGAACCTTTCTAAAAAATACTTAGGTAAATATTTTTTACTCCTTATTATTGCATCAGATATACTTGAATCTAAAATATACGTAGTACAATAATCTTGTTTACTTCTTATCCCTCTACCGCATTGCTGAACTACATTACTAAGCATTTTATTAGTATACCATTTCTTATCTTGTTCAAATAATTTTTTAATTCTATTATCCCCGAGAGGTAAATAAGGAGCTTTAATAATAATTTGAAACCTTGCAAGATCATCTCGTAAATCAATACCTAAACCTAATGATGGACTTACCAGTACAGTAGGATTTTTACTTTTAGAATGCTGCTCTAATATTTCTTCATTACGTGTATGCTGATCACGATAAAGAAATCTTTTACTTGTTAAATGATTCTGCAAGTAAGAAGCAATAAATCCGGTATGTGTATGTATTATACCCTTTTCAAATTCATGCTCTTGACATACATCTTCAATTTGCTTTACTATCTTAGGTAATACTTTTTTAAGATTATAATGATTAATTTTTTGTTTAGTATTAATATATATCGGAGCTTTTTTAGGGTCAAAAGTACTATCAGATTCTACATACTCATACTGAGTAATACCTAAACTTTTAGCAAAATGCTCATGATCAATAATAGTAGCTGACATTAATAATACGTTATCAGCATGTTTAAAAATATACTTTGATAATACATCTACTTTAAGAGGCATTACTTTAACTGTTTTACCTTCACGTTGAACAACATACTCACATTCTTCCCAAGTATCATCGATTAAGTTTAAACTACGATGTAAATTTTTAAGATAGGTCAATTTAATATTTTCACTATTACTAAGTTTTATTCTTTTATTATTACTTCTATTAGTTAAAGTATTAACATACTCACTTATTAATACCATGCATGAACATACCCATTTATGCACTGCTTCTTGCTTTACTGAATAAAGATTAGGTACTTTAACTCCTAATAATTTTAATCTATCAGGATCAATGAAAACTGAATATTGCTTTACTATTTCATCCTCAAGTTCAGATGCTTCATCACATATAATAAAATTTTTACGTTTAACATGATCAGGTAAAGATAAAAACATCTTATAATTAAGTACACCAAACTTTTCTAATAAACCTGCGTTACGTGCATTATGATAAGGACACTTATGAGACATTCTATGATCATCTAAAACTTTTTTCGGCATTACTGATGATTCCATTTCAACATCTATATTAGGGTCTAAAGTACTCGTATAATTACTTTTACCTTTCATTATCGCACTATCACTAAATAATTGCAAATATTGATCTTGTAAAGATTTAGTTATGGTTAATGCAAATGCACCTGATGGAGGTTCATCCATGCATTCTAACTCATTAGTATAATTACCAACAGAATCCATTTTAAATGCTTGATATGTTTCAATCAAATCTCTAAACACTTCAGTTGGTTCATTAGATACATTAGCTAAAGTTTTTGATATAAAACTCTTTCCACTTCCTGTAGGTGCACTGCATATAACAAATTTATGTCCACGATTGAATGCATGTTCAATCTTTTTAATTAGTTTTATTTGCTGCGTACTTGGATTATACCTATGCGGAAACTTATTTAGATACTTACTCAGCATATAATGATTATATACTAAATTGCTGATAAAACAACTGTTGTATTTAGTATTTTATTCTTTGAAGAGGGTTTGAATATTTTAGTTTTAAATTCAACAAATTGATTATGTTGATGAAAGTTTTGTATTGAGTAGTCAAAAATTAAATGATCTTCTTTCCATTCATGTTTGAACGGGTATGGTAATTCATATTCTCTTAATTCATTTTTTTCATTTTTTAGAGTTAGAACATAATAAAATTCTTTAACTTTAAAGATAATTAATTTACCCCTTTTAAAGGTCTTTTTATCATTAAAAATTACAATATCTCTTAATAGTAAATTTTGTAAATCTTTTTCTATACGCTCAAACTTCATGTACCCATATACTGACGTTTTTCATCAGCTTCCATTGTTAAAATATTTTCGTTAAAGTAAGTCCAGAAATCATCATTACCAGGAATAGTATTTACTATTTCAACATCATCACAACTTACCATTCTCCACCCTTGCATTAGAATATCCCACACAAGTAATAAATTTTTAGATTCAGGATTATACTTTGGAGGACCAGAAGGAGGTTTAAAGTTTAAGGTTATACGACCATTAACACTATTTAATATAGATTGATCTAATGTGCATAGCATTCTACGAGTCGGAGAATCATTTGGTTTCGGTCTTCTCTTCGCAAATACTATTTCACAAACGTTACTTTGTAGAACGTTTCTTAGACTTGCGAGATTTACTTTCATTTACCTTTACCTTTTTATTACAAATACCGAATAATCTACTTTCATTTAAAAAGATTCCTTTACGTAAATGTCCATAACCACCTATTTCAGTATTTGAAATACCAACTCCTAAATTATTAGGAAAAACAACGACATCGCCTTTCTTTGCATATTTTGCTTCTGGACCTGCTAAAATAATTTTACCTTTGCGCCACGCCCTTTGGATTGCATTGGTAGGTATATATACACCACCTCTCATTACTGCATCACCTGCACCGTCATTAACCTCATCGATAAATTCAATTAGTAAGATATCATCGAAAATAAAATCTAATACATAATCATCTGTAATTAGATTATCTAAACTTTCATTATGCGCTCCATCTAAGTCAATTATTTTCTTTTGCGGAGCTAAAACGTCAATATTAACTTGTCCCATACTACTATTTACTCAATATATTTTCCAATTCAACATATTGTTTATATTCTTTCTTAGAAATGAATTCCGGAAGTATAGGTTCGTCTTGTTTCTTAACTTTTTCTTTTTTAAGTTTCTTTATATATTGTATTCTTTTATACTTTAATCTTGGTAAAATATTATAAAGATATTTGTATTGATTTTGTTTATCGTCAAATAAACTCCAAAATTTATTGCTTGTTTCGTTTATATAATTAGCTACTTCTTTAGAATACATACTACTCCATCTATTCACCATAAAAAGATTAAACTGTGATTCATCATCACAGTTCATATCTATTTTCTTTTTACTATAAAGTAAACTATTTATATATTGAAATATCGTCATAGATTAATTTTAGTAGTTGCTATAAACATATCATCTGCCATTGCATAAAAAATATCTATAACATCTTGCATAAATTTTTCAGCCTGCTCATCAGTAAGCTTAGTACTATAAGCAAAAGGAGGAGCACCACGACCTGCATCGATATTAATTCCTGTATGACCAATTGCAACATTATCTTTTGAATAAGTTATACTAACACTACATTTACCAACGTCTCGCAACTCACCATCGCTACCAGTAAACTCATGATGAACCATTAAGTCGTCTCCATCTACTTCAATAGGCTTTTTAATATATGTTGAAGATAAAATATTAGCAATCTGAGTATTTAAAAGTCGTTGAAACGCTACAGCTCCAAGTTTATCTAAGTTAGGGATCTCCCAACAAAAATTCATCGCATCATCGCTACGAATATAATCATTTTGCAATACATCTTCTTGATCAATCATACCGCCTACTTCTACATCCATCGGACATCTAAACGCTATTATATTACCAATCGGTAAAGTATTTTTACGAAAGAAGTTATAAGCGAATCTTTTATGAATTAGCGGCCCATCATAAACTTTAATATCTTTAATTATCATACTTTATATTATATACCTGTTCCATATTTTTTCAAAGAAATAATGTAGTATTGTTAAAAAAATACTAATAAAAATTCCAAAAACTGTAGCATGCCAATCACCAAACCATATCCTAGCTGTTATTGTACAAACTATAATAGAAAAAATTCTCCAAACAATTACTTTATATGCTATCATAGTAAATTATCATTATTGAAATACATCATTAAGATAATAATTGATACTGATGCAAATAAAAATATTTTCATTAAAAATTCAAAATCCATTATTCTTTACCCCACTTTATCATATTCCAGATTCGTTCATAAATGTAATAGATAAAAAATCCGGTTATATTCATCATTATAGCTTTACCTAAATTAGAAGTTAAAATATTACTAAAAAATACTAATACTAAAAAACTATTAAGTGTTGCAACTATTCTCCATGCTACGGTTTTCGTTATAGAACGAGTTTTGGTTTCATGCATAGAGTTCATCCGAAAATTTAGCTAATTCTTTAATTTGTGTTTCTAAAGTTTCAGTATTTAATTTTTCTGTATCTTCGTATACTGATGATAACGATCGATTACAAAATGAAGGACCTTCTACTGGAGTAACTTCAATATTTAAATTATAAATTTTATTTATCATTTCTACTAACTGAAATTTATCAACAGCATCAGAGTGAATATGTTTAGTACCTTCCCAAAAATTATCAGTTTCAATCATACGTTCAACAATTTTAGCAAACTGCAAACAAGTTACTCCATTCCAATAATGATTAGTATAACCATTTGCTTTACCGTTTCTTTGATTCTTTATCCATTCAATTAATGAACGAGATTGACCAACTTCTTCACCAATTATAGATGTTCTAATAACAGTACAATTTTTTGGTTCACCTAAAAATTTAGTTAGACCGTAATCATCTTCAGCATCATGTATATCCATTTCATCATAACCTAAAGTAAAGTCTGCCAAACTACCTGTATATACACAGTCAGTAGTTACGTGTATAAATTTAATATCATGTTCTTTACATACTTCACTTACTAAATGTGGAAATAAAGTATTAACCTTTATTGCTTCACTCATAGAAGTTTTAGCAATTACAGGTTTAATCATACCAATACAATTTATAACTAAATCAATTTTTATATCCTTACCATTTTCTGGAAACATAAGTTGTGATAATATATCATCTCTATCTACTTTAGAGACATCTAAATGTCTTCTATCAGTACAATAAATTTGATAATCTTTATTTTTATTAAGATATGTTGCAACATATCTACCTAACATTCCTTTTGCACCTAAAACTAATATATTCATCTATAATCTTCCTCCCAAATATTCCAATGATCGTGATCATATCGATAATCATCTCCTAAACTTTCCTCCAAGGTTGAAGTAGAGAAGAATTGAACAATGGTATCTTCTTCTAAATTTTTAAATCCATTTGCATAACCAGGTGGTATATAAATAACTTTCGGCGATTGAGATGATAGTATAAATTTATGAGGATTATTAGTACCGTCTAATTTTACAGCTCCGATTAAAGCTGAACCTTTTGCAACATAAACATACTTACCTTCTTTTTTATGACCATGCCAAGCTCTAATAAAACCTTCTTTATGATTACTGACTTGATAAAAGCGTTTTACATTTTTAAAGTCAAAATCATTTACAAATCTAACCGACCCTCTATCATCAACAGCAACGCCGCCTTTTATTTCATTTATTTCATTCACCCTAATAATTCCATTTGACTATTATTAAAATATTTTTGAATTGTATCTATTTTTGAATCTAACTCATCAATTTTTTCAATTTTCTTTTCTATTTCAACACCTATATCAGGATGTTCACCAATTGCTACCTGCTTTGTTAAGTAGGTATCTAAATCAGCAAGCTCAATGTCTCGCTGGCCTTCTAGTTTTTTTACTATTGCTTTTAAGTGCGCGCTCATATTAATTAAATCCATTTGTTCGTTTTAACTCTGCAAGATATTTACCATTACTATAAATTTCATCATCCGGATTTTTTAATCTTTCTTCTCTAAAGATTTTTTCCATCTGTTTAATTTCTTCTGCAGGAGACCATTTTGCCATATAATCAAAATAATCTTCTGCTTTTTTAGCACATACTTTATAATTACGTGCGTCTTGAAAAGATATTTCAGTATATTTTATTTCTGTACCAGGTAACTCTTTAACAACTAATTCACCTAATTGTTTTATAGTAGTATTCTCATAAGAGAGAATAAAGGTATCATTAGGTTTTCTTTGTGCCGCTTCAATTATATACCCTGATATATCTTTTACTGAAATAATAGGTCTCCATTGATCTCCACCGTTTACAGTTATGTTTCCATTCTTTATTGCATTATAAGTTAAAACATTTACTACTAAGTCTAATCTTATTCTACTCATTGCATCGCCTACACCATATACCGTTCCTAATCTAAAGATAGTACCGTTTCTCTCTTTAATATGATCTTCAGCTTTTAACTTAGTAACTGCATATTCACTTAAAGGATTTGTACTACTTTCTTCATCTAATACATCGTCTTGAGCTCCGTATACCGAACAAGTTGACATAAAAATAACATGTATATCTTTAGGTAAATCTTCACAAGCTCTTTTAATAGCCTGATAATTAATTCTATCAGTTAGATTTTTATCAACACTACAAGCTGGGTCTCCAACTAACGCTGCAGCTAAAACCACTACATCACAATCTTCAGCAGCTTCAACTAATTTATACGTATCTCTTATATCACCTCTAATAAAAGGTACATCTTTTAAATAACGATCTTCATAAAGAATATTATCATATACGATAGGTTCATGACCTTTTTCAATTAGTTGATCAACTAAATATCCGCCTATATAACCAGCTCCACCTACTACTAAAATTTTCATATATTATATTATAGTATACTTTTACGATTAATCAATAACTTCATTAATCATTTTTAACCATTTTTCTTTTAATGCAGATATACTATATCTTTCATTAAAATAATCTCTTGGTGTATAATTTTTTATATTATTAAAAACCTTATCTATTGAAGTAATATAGTCATTATAATCAAAAGTTGGTACATTTTCCCCCCATACACCTGATTTAACATTATAATGTATTCCTATATTAGATGTTATAACTGGTAGGTTACAAGCTGCAGCTTCTATTGATGATAAATGTAATGTTTCTTCTCTGCTAGTACATAAAACTGCTTTACAATTGTTCATAATTCTAACTAATTTTTCATGAGAAATTCTATTGAAACATCTAATACGTTTATGTTCAAATTTTATATTTGATTTTAAAACTATACAAAAATTATAGTTAGTATTTTTAATTATTTGTTTTAATATATCAAACCCTTTTGGATTATTATTATAATCTCCTATCCATAAAATTGAATTTGGTAATATATCAAACTCATTATCTACTTCTTGCGGTTTAAAAAAATTAAAATCTGTACCGATAGGTAAAACTTCTACATTTTCTTTATCAATATCATCAGAAAATTTTTCCTTTACATAATTAGAAACTGCTATAACTTTATCACTACCATTACAAACATCAAGTTGCCATTGCTTTAGAGTTGGTTCATCTCTAAAATCTTGGAGAATAGAAATAATTTTAGATTTAGAAAAAGCATATGTAGGCCAATAGGATGCATTGCGGATTACATAATCTGGTTCTTCATTATGCTTTAATAGTTGGTCAACATGTTCTGGAAGTCTCATTAACTCTCCATTATTACACTTATCTTCTAAATGTGGTAACCAATCAACTAAATCATACCATAATGTTCTAGTATTAGGTATACATGTCATGTAATCGTGTACTAACCAACCTTTCATTTTCTTATTTGTGTTCTCGTTTCATTTTTTCTTGTTACAATTGATAACCCAGCTTCTTCGATAGGTAATGTTGTTATATTATATCTTTCATCCTCTTCTAATTCTTTTACTATTTTATAACAATCGCCACAATAACCGTCATTAAATAAATTATCATTCTCTGGGTCAGTATCATGTAATAAAATTACACCACCTGGGTTTAAAATTTTTATAGAGTTTTTAAAATCTTTTTTAACACTTTCATATCTGTGATCAGCATCAATAAAAATCATATCAAAGTTTTTTTTATTTTGTTTAAAAAAATCATCAGTAGACATTTTATGAAACGTACCATCTATTATAGGTTCAAGAAGCATATCAACCCCAACAATATTTTCTTTATTTTTAAAATATTTTGATATTCTATTGATAGTATCACCTTGGTATAATCCTAATTCTAAATATGATTTAGGTCTTTTAATAACTGCAATAGCTTCTATAAATTCTTCATGTCTAATCATTATTCGTCTTTTTCACCCTCTATAATGTGATAGACGCATGAATCGCAAACAGTTATATGTTTCATACCTCTTTTAGCTAAAACTCTTTTAAAATAAAAATCATCACCTGACTGCACATATTTTCCACCAAAGTTTGCAGTACCTATACCGTTATGATATATATTACCTAAAGGGTACATGCAACTGTCGATAAATGTTTTTCTTTCTAATACAACTGGCATAAACAACCCACCTGGTAAAGTTTTATCTTCTGCATTATTTTTAACCCAGTTGTCAAAACCTTCTTTATCAATATTTTTTGGAGATCTACCAAAATCATTCTGACCCATATTAATAGCATTTTCACCTGAAGGCATCTTACCACTTTCAATAAGTCTACCACAAGGTATATTTACCCCATCGTGATGTTTTAATAAATTAGTTAAAAAGTTTTCACCGATAACATAATCTGAATTAATTAAAACTACATTATCATACTCACTAGTTATTACTGCATAATTATATGCTCTATATACTTTATTAAGATAAAATTCATTAGTCCAAAAGTTATTATGAATAGTATAAGGTATATCTAATTTTTTAAGTTCATCTAAAACTTCAGGCGTTGCATCATTAGCTACAACTCTTATACCTACATCCCAACCTTCTGCTTTGCATCTATCTGATTTCATTTGTTCAACAATGAAACGTAAATAGTCTACACTTTTATAAATTAAGGTAATTATTTCAACGTTTTTCTTTATCATTACTATTATTTAAAAACTAAAAATTGAAGATCAATTACTTACGTATTATTCTATTACAAATAATTTTTGCAGCACAATTTATACCTTCACAGGTTTCTAAGTCCCATTTCCAACCGTGTCCTAAACACTGTATAGTCCCATTTTCAAGATCTATTTTACTATGATACATTAAATCATATTGTTGATGAGGGCAATACCTATTTACCTCATAATCACCAACTATCATTTTACCTTCTAATACTTCACTGGATTGGGTTATTTCATATATTTTTTGTAATCTATCATTATTAAGATTTCTAAAAAATGATAATATCCATGGATTATATAAATCAGGTTTTCTTTCAAATGTACATGTACAACTTAAAAATGCTTCTTCCCAATCAGTTATATTTTTAAAAAGTAAATCGTAAATTACTTTTTGTTTAAAATTTATAATATAATAAATTCCTTTTTTAATAATTTCGTCTTCTGTAGATACTTTTGCATTTTTAAAATCTAAACAAAAAGTTTTATAATTTTCTACATTTAAGTAAATTTTACATTTAATATACTTGCTTAACCAGGTATTATTTGATAATAAATCGCTAAATAAAGAAAATATTTTTTTATCAATTTTTTTTATTTCATCGTTTGATACATCATAATTAAAATCGTATAAATTATTTTTAATAAATTCCTCTTTATCGAATGGTCTATCTTTAATATCTTTTATGGATGAAAAAGTATATCTATCACCAGGTAATGTTCTATATACTTGTTTCATTAAATTAAATTCAGGTACATCCCAATTATCAAAAAATATACTTTTCTTATTTTCTCTATAGTTTAATTCATTTAAATTATTTTGAAGAAAACAAGGAGGTCCAGCTATTGGTATCATTTTTTTAACCCCTAAATAATCAATCATTCTTTTATAATGATCAATCTTGCGTTTTTTATATGATAAAATTAATTCAAGTTTTTTATCTTCATTATATTCATAACATGAAGGCCACCAGTTAGCTCCGGAAAATTGACCAGCAGCCCAGTCAATTTTTTTGAATCTTTTTATTATATTATCTTTATGTTCAGGGGTTATAGTAGAATCATTAAAATTTAAAAAAGTTTTACTACCATCATTTACACAAATACTACTATCTTCTCTTTCCCTATCGATAGTTTCAGACGGATACGTTACTATTGTGGTATCTCCCTTTTTGTATTCTTTTATAATAAAATTTTTATATCCAATTTTTTCGAAATCTTTTTTAAGTTCGCAGAATCTAAAATCTGGTAATAATACTTTTACGTCATTATTTTTTTCTAATAAATCAGTTAATATTTTTTCATCAAAATGATCTTTATGTACATGAGATACAAAAACAATATCGGTTTTTTCAAGTATATGATCCCAATCTACGTTACTATTATCCGGATAAACATGCCAGGTATTAAAAAAAGCTGGGTTTTTAAAATGCCATGGATCGCATAAAACTTTAAGATCTTTTGTTTCTATCCATAGACCTGCATGACCTAAAGTAGTAATATTCATAATTAACTAAATATTTTTTCTTTGTATTTATCTATTAATTTTGGTTTATTTAAAGGTGATTGATCGTCTTCTATTTTAAACCATTTCGGATATATATGACTCGGGACTTCACCGACATCTAGTGTACTTTCGTCAACTAATCTATCTAATGCCCATCCAGATTGCCCTAAACTTTTATAGTGTAAATATTTATTAACAATTTTTTCTTCATTTTTAAACCCGAAATGAATCACGTTAACATCAACCTGTGCATGTTTAGTTGTACCTTGAGGTACTTGTCCGTGATGTAATCCAGGTTGTCTATCAAACCATTTATTTTGCGGTTGACCCCATAAAGGGAACCAATGCATATGTAAATCATGGTAAGCATTATCTTTCCTATACCATTTATCTGATCTCCATAAATTATAATGACCAAAACAAGGAAGGTCTACTTTCGCTTCATCAAGTTTATGACATAATTTTTGTAGATTATCATCTACTAATAATCTTCCATCAAGTAATAGATCCCCATCTAACCATAATACCCAATCTACATCAGGATGTTCCTTTAACATTAATCTATATAATTCATCTTTACATAATAGTTCTTCGGTAAATCTATTAGTCGGACTATATATAACAGTAGTTCTATCTTTATATTTTTCATAGATTTCTTTACTATTATCTGTACTCGCTTGATCAAAAATATAGATATGATCACAAGGCTCCATACATTTAAACCAATTTTCTAGGTTACCATTCTCGCTCTCATTTCTCATCTGACCGAAGCCTATTATCTTTTTTCTATTCATAAAATTTCTTTTAATTTATTTACTATTAATTGACTAGTGTTTCCATTTCCTAACCATTCAATATTAGGGTTATAATTTTCAATAAAACTTTTTGCTGCTTCTACCTGTATAATTTTATTAGCATTAACTTCAATTGAACATCCATATTCAACTGATTCAGGTCTTTCAGCATAATCTCTAGGTACTATAACAGGAGTTTTAAGTAGTGCCGGTTCTTCTTGAGCTGTACCAGAATCACTAATTATACAATATGCATTATACTGCAAATCAATAAATTTTTTATATGATAATAAATCAATAATTTTTATATTTTTATATAGACTCATATCTATTTCAAAATCTTTTATATATTGCATAGTTCGTTTAAAGTTTAAAAACTTTACCGGTAAATTAAAATTATCTGCAAAATCTAATATATGTATAAGTCTATCTCTATATTTAAAATTCTCTGGTCTATGTATATCAAGAATGATATAATCAGAAGTTTTCTTTTTCTTATTTTTATGAACTTTTTTCAAAACTTCAACAATAGTATTCCCCACTGTATAGATATGCTCATTTATTTTTTCATAGAAAAGTTTTATTTTATAATTATCATGATACACGAAAAGAAAATCGCTACAATGATCGCAAACTACTCGATTAACTTCCTCGAGCATTCTTTTATCATATGATCTCATACCTGCTTCTATATGAGCTATTTTATAACCTTCCTTTTTAAGTTGAGGAGCTATACATACAGAATTTGAATCACCTAAAAATACTACACAATCTACATTACCTATCTTTCTTAGTAATTCAATTAATTTAACAGATAAATCTGCTGATTGGTGAAAATGTTCAGCGCCCGGTTTTCCAATCTTTAAATTATAATCAGGTTTTCTTATATCAAGTTCATCAAAAAATACATCTGAAAGAAGTTTATCATAATGCTGACCTGTGTGTACTAATATATGATTAAAATCTTTATCAAGTTTTTTAAAAACTTCTGACATACGTATAAAGTCTGGTCTAATACCTGTAACTGTAACTATTGTTTTTTTCATAATTTATACACCTGATACTATATCATATTCTACTTTTTCAGATAAATCATTTCTTATATTATCAGGATTATATTTTCCTCTTTGTTCACTTTTAGTAATTGTTTCATAAAACTTGTGATTGTAATCTTGTTTCATTTGATTTTCTGCTTGATTAGGATTTTTATAATAATTACCCAAACCGTGCCATTGATGCACTACTAAAGGATTATTAATACCTTCATTATATGAGTATAATAGTTTTTTAACTCTCCATGCTAATTCATCATCATCATAAGCTGTACCAAAAGCATATCTCTCATCGAAATATTTTAATTTTTTAAAATCTTCATTTGCTATTGCATTGCACCAATGATATGCTAAAGGTCTATATTTAGAATGATCATACCAACCCGGTTCTTCACAATGTGTAATAGGATTATTATTTACCGGGTTAATAGTTTTTAAAACCTCTTCTGGTGTAGGGTTAGGAGCTAATGACTCGGTTTGATTCTTATCAATATTATAACAAGCAAAAGACATAAATTTTCTATGTGGAATAGCTTCGTCGGAATCAAATGCATCAAGTCGTTTATGCACATAATCAATAATATTGCCAACATGTAAACATTCTGGATTCTGTATTATAATAATTTTACCTTTAGCCTGTTTTAATGCAATATTAAAAGGTATACATGGATTGGAATACCACTTACTATTTTCTCTAATTCTAAAAACTCTAAACTTAAAATGTTGTTTATATTCACTAATTAAATTTATTAACTTTTCCCACTCATCAGTCTCACTTGCATCATCTACAATAACTATTTCAAAATCTCTTGTTTTATTATACGTGAAAGTATGTAATGTTCTTTCTAATAGATGAGCTCTATTAAAATGAGTCATTACAATACTAATAGAAGGATCTTTTGGTTTATCTTGTTGCATATTTATTTTTTATTTCCTTTAAAATACTTGGTATTTCAGATTCATTAACTAAAGGAGGTTGATTAGGTACATGTCCATGTTTCTTTTTATATATTTCTATACCACCAAAAACGTTTTTTTCCCACTGTTCTTTATTTTCTGCAATAGAGGATTTATCAATTGCTTGCGGAGCTTCACTAATTAAATCGTGACTATTATAAATATCAGCAAACCACCAAAATGGAGGGTGTAACCCAGCTTTTGCTATTCTATAAGTATGATCTACATGCTCCCACGCGTTATAAAAATCTTCATCTAAATATCCACATTCTTCTATACACTTACGCGTAAAAAACGAAAACATTGCAACTGTATGGGTAAAAAGTGAAACCTTTACATTATTACCATAATCAATAATTTTTCGTGGTACAGGATCAGAATGCTGATCTAATTCATGTCGATTATGCAAATCAAAAGCTACATTTTGTTTTCTATTGAATGGAGAGCCAGGACCGTAATTGAAATGTTGTATACCTGATCTTTTAGATGCATCTATATACTTTTGAAATACTATATTGTCGTGTACAATCATATCATCTTCAAGTAAAAAGATATAATCGCAATCATTATTGTATAAATCTTGTAATATTTTATTTTTTGACTTGCCAACCCCTAAATTTTCTTCATTATTAATAATATTAAAACGATTATGTTTTACTGGCATTTTACCGTCATTTACTATAACGCGACGATGAAATAGGTCAAGATCAATGCCTTCTATACATTTTGATAAAAAATCTGGTCGGTCACAGGTAACTATTCCTAATCCAATCTTTGACATATATATATTTTATAATAAATAATTATGATGTCAACACAAGATATAAGTATAAAACAGTTACCTCTTATTAACGAAGTTAACACGGGAGATTTATTATTAATTCAAACTCCTAACTCAACTGCAACATTAGATTTTGATAACTTCGTTATTGGTTTAGAGAACACTACATTTGCAGTAGCTTTCTCTAGTTACGATACAAGAATAAGAGGAATATCATCTATAGTTAGTGATACCTTTTTTAAACCAGCTGCAATCCTTGATAATACATTTACAGTTGCTATATGCGCGCAACCTAATGATCAGACACCACTTTTTAACCCAGTTTTAGCTGTAGAACCAAATACTACAACAGCATTTGTATCTGGTATGCCAGACTTTCCTGGTCAAAATATAGCTATGGTAAAAGAATTTGAAATGTATACTCACTCAGTTACAGCTAATAATGGTGATGAGGAACTTGGATTTCCTAATCATAAGTTGACTACTTTTAATCCTTCGCTATTACCTATTGAAATATTAAATGGTGGTGTTAGAAGACAATATTATATAATGTTAAGTGCTGGACCGGTTCTTTAAATTTTACCGCCATCTTTTAAGAAGTTTTTAATATCCTGTAATTGTACTTTTACTTCTTTTTCAGTTTTATCAGCTTCTTTTTGCGCTTTAATTAAATTTTCCATAGCATTTGTAGTTTCATCGAGACCTACCCCACCTGCACTTTGAGCTAATAAATTAGCTAAATCTTCATCGTTACCGCCTATGAGATCACCTTCTACATCAACGTATAGTTTAATCATTGCAATACGTTCTTCTCTATTTCCAAAAATTTCAATAAATCCTGGCATATCATCTCTTGGAAAGAAAGGATTTTCTTGAGGATTTTCATTATAATGCCTTTGAATAACTTTAAAAAATGCATCTATTTCAGCAATATATTTAGTATCAGTTTCTCTCATACCATCACTTTCAATTGTCATTTTATTATATTTGCTGATAGGTAAGAAAAATATAATATCTAAATGACTCATACTTTCTCTAACTAAAGGTAAACACTTAGAAATAAAGTCATCATCAATATCACTTGCTCCTTTTTCTAATGACCATAATGAATAAACTAAATTATCTAACGGGCATCTGTCAAAGATTACATGGTCATCTTTTGAATAACTCTGTAGTCTATCAATCATATGATTAAGAACTTTCCATTGCGTATCTTTATTTGTTTCTTTACTATGAGGTAATTCCTCATCAACTATTTTTTTTCGATACGTTTCAATATCCGCTTCATAAGTCGGAAATGCTTTTATAAAATCATTAATAAGGGTACTCTTACCCATATTTGCTGTTCCACAGATTGCTATTCTCATATATATATTTTAATATATTATCTTGATATATCAAGTTTTTATACTATAATAGTCTTATGGTTAAATTTGATCCTGTAAAGCATAGATATACTTGTGAGAAAACCGGTAAAGAACTAATTTCAGTTACTACATTGTTGGGTAAATATAAACCTGTTTTCGATAAAATGGAAAATGCAACGAGAGTTGCTAATCGAGAAGGTTTAGATGTTGAGTTTGTACTTGATATGTGGGAGCAAGAAAAAAATAGAGCTTGTGATTACGGTACATCAATACATAAAGTAATGGAAGATTATCTCGTTGAAGGTAAAGAAGAAGATGAATATTCAACATTATATAAGTCTTATGATATGTGGGCTAAATCTCTATTTAGAGGTTACGGAGAATTTAAATCTGAAGAACAACTATTTGATTTAGATAATTTTATTGCTGGTACTGCAGATTTAATTTATGAAAATAAAGATAGATTTTTTATAGGAGATTTTAAAACTAATAAACGTTTTAATTATACTAGTACGTTTAATGACTATATGTTAGGGCCTTTATGTCATCTTACGGTTTGTGAATTTAATACATACGCTTTACAATTATCAATGTATGCTTATTTGTATGAAAAAGCAACTAATAAAAAATGCGCAGGTTGTGTAATATTTTATAAAGATAAATCTAAACAATTTGCGAATACAGACGATAGTCAGTTATATGATATATGGAGACCTATTAGTGTTAACTATATGAAAAATGATATTATTGCTTTAATTAATGATTACAATAATTCAACACCTTCATTTGATTATTGAGTTAATTGCTGATTACAATAATCCCAATTTACAATTTTTAAAAATTGCTTAAGATATTTTTCTCTATTTGGTCCATACTTTTTGTAATAAGCATGCTCCCAAACATCTACTCCTAAAAGGATAGTTACATCAGAAGTCATTAAAGGATTATCTTGATTATCTGTAGATATCATTTCAAGTTTATTTCCTTTTTTAACTAACCATAACCAACCTGACCCGAAATGGGCTAAAGCTTCTTCAACGAATTTAGCTTTAAAGTTATCGAAACTTTTATATTGTTTTTCAATAAGATCTTTTATTTCACCTGAGATAGGTTTTCTATCTGGAGACATCATAAACCAAAATAACTGATGATTATAAGCACCGCCAGCATTGTTACGAATAGCATCTTTTTTAGATTTAGCTTTTTTAATAATTGATAATAAATCTTGTTTATTTGTAGCTGGTAAAGCTGCATTTAATTTTTTAACGTAACCTTTATAGTGTTTATTAAAATGTAAATTCATCGTTTCAGCATCTATATAAGGCTCTAAAGCATCAAGCGCATAAGGTAATTTAACTGGTTTAATACCTTCATATTTTTCTAAAAATAATTCTGTAACTGAATCGTAACTCATTTCTTTTTACCACCTTTCATATTAGCACACCAATGATACATCTTACCTTTTTCACCACCATATTTTTTAGCTTTACGTCTTAGTTCAGATACTGACCCTTTACAGCTAGCACCAGCGCGCTTAACTCTACCAGGTCTACTTTTACCTTTACGTTTACCGTCAGCATAATTTTCGAAATATGTTTGAAAGTTAATCATTTATTTTTTTTCATCCGTTGCGTTTTACGTTTACTTGCTTCTTTTCTTTTACTTATATAACTATAAGCAGCGTTAAGTCTTTTTTTCTTAACAGGGTCTTTTGTTCTACCTTTAGCAGCTCTTACCCTTTGATGAATTAAATTTATTATTTGAGATTGTCTTGCATGAGATTTATTTTTAAAAGATTGTTTACTTAAAGTTTGTCTTATATCTGAAGCTGTACTAAATTTAACACTTACTGTATCTTTTGGATTTTCATCAGTATATAATCTTCTACCCGAACCTTTAGGTTTTTTACCTGTACCTTTTTTAGGATCAGCTTCTAGTAAAATACTTTCAACTAATATATCAAAATTCCATTTCATCTTTTTTTTGTTTTTTCTCTTTTTTAATTATTTTTAAATCATTTCTAGCTTTAGGTGATAAAGGATATATGAATACTTCACTTGGTTTTACAAATACATACCCAACATGCTCATCACTTAATTTAACTATATTAGTATTTAAGCTTGCATAAAATAATGCACGTTCTTTTGATTTTTTTATTAGTTTTAATTTATATAATTGAATACCAGTTTCTTCAAAAAACTCTCTTGTAGCTCCTGCAATTATAGGCTCTCCTATCTTTACGTGACCACCAGGTAATTCGTAAGAGTTATCTTTATTTTTAAGAAGCAATATTCTTTTCCTATAAGTTGCTATAGTTTTAGCTGATAAATTACTATCATTTTTAGGTCGTTCGAATAAGAGTTTGAAACTTGGCATTTGCATATAAATATTTATATACAGTTTTTTGGAAGTAAAATGATATGTCAGGACTTATTACAATGTTATTATCAACGCTTGGTGCAACCGGTATGGGCTCTATGCTTAAAATACTTGGAGGAGTTTTCCAAGGCATTACAGCAGCTAAAGAAACCGCTGCTAAACGAGAGCTCGTTAGAGACATGGCAATGCATAAAGCAGACGTGGATTTTCAAAAAGCGGTATTTGGTGATGCTAATGCAGACCATGGTATGTTTACCCGTCATACTCGTAGGCTTATTGCTCTTATCGGGATGTCAAACTTCGCAGTCATTTCAGTTCTCTGCACCCTCTTCCCAGGAGTCGAATTGGTCACATTCACCCCTCCCGAATCAAAAGAAGCCTTCACCCTCCTTTGGGGACTTGTTAAATTCCCCTCCGGGAGCGATATCACAACGGTTATCACAACGGGACACATTTCTCTTGTCTCGATCGCCACTCTGGGAGCTATCGTCGGATTCTACTTTACCCCAGGTGGAAAATAAAAAATAGTATTCTAAATATTTTTAATGATTGAGAAGTTAAAAGATAATGCTTTACTTATTTTTGTAAGTCTATCTATAGTTTTACTAGGCAGTATTATGCTAAGTATGTTTAAACCTAAATCAGGTGAAAAAGAATTAGTTGAAAAGATTATAGAAACAGAAGTTTATACTATAGATAATTCTGATGAAATAGCAATGTGGACTTCTTTAGTTAATAGAGTAGATCAAATTGAAATTGATATAAAATTATTAAAGAAAGCTTATGATAATGATCAAGTTACTACTCTTATTGAAGAAAATGATGAAGGTGGTACAATAATTAACTATCCACCTAAATGGCGTTTTGAATTAAAATCACCAAGTTCTAATTAATTTTTATTAGATTTTTCGCTTATAAAAATAACAATAAAACTTAATGCAAAAATTCCTAAAAGTAAAACTATCTTCATCATTTTGTCTTTAATCTATATACTTGATCCCAATCTTCACCTGGATCATTTTTAGCTAAATCAACAACTCTTTTTTCCATTTCTTTATAGTAAAACTCAAGCTGTGTACCTTTATCAAAAATCTTCTCTATTGTCAATAAAGCTTGTTTCCATTTTCTATTCTTATAGTACTCTAAAAATGCATTATGTAAAGTATGGTTAAATTTATCTAAAACTGTATATACATATTTACCTTCTTTTTTACCCTTCACTGCAATTTTATCTAACTCAATAAATTTAAATTTATCTTCAATATGTTTTATAGTTTCTTCACCTAATAATATACCCACGCCATATGATTTAGTTTGCCCTTCAAGTCTAGCTGATAAATTTACAGCATCTCCTAAGCAAGTATAATCAAATCTTTGATCAGATCCCATATTACCTACCACAACTGTTCCAGTATTAATACCAATACCTATTGCAAGTTCCTTTTTACCTTCTTCTACTAATTGTATATTAAGTTTTTCCAACTCAGATTGCATTTTTATTGCAACTTCTATAGCTTTTATTCTATGTGACGTCTTATCTTCTGGTATAGGTGCATTCCAAAACGCCATTAAAGCATCTCCAATATACTTGTCAATAGTACCGCCTGATTCCATAACTATTTGAGTCATAGGTGTAAGATATCTATTAATTAAATCAGTTAATCCTTGTGGATTATCTTTGAATTGCTCACTTATAGTAGTAAACCCTCTGATATCAGAAAATAAAATAGTTAAGTCCTGTGTATCACCTCCTAATTTTAACATATCAGGATTCTTTTGAAGTTTTTTAACTATTTCAGGGGCAAGATAATGTTCAAATTGTTTTTTTATTAACATTCTACCTTTAAATTCATGAATAAATCTAAAGAAAATAGCTATTGTAAAAATTATAAATGTTGAATATAAAGGATATGTATAGTCGTAAAGTAAATTATAGTTATTAAAGAGGTAAAACCCTGTATAAGGTAATAAAATTACTGTAATAAGTAATAAAAATACATTTATATAATATAATAAAAATAATGCACCTAAAGTTAAAATTAAACTTATACCTAAAGTTATAAGAACTTCATTTATAGTTGCGTCAACTGGTCTATTTAAAGTATTGCCGTCAATTAACATTTGTAAAACCTGCATATTTAATTCATGACCATTGCTAACCTTAATTGGTGTTGCAACTGAGTTAGATAATCCTTCAGCTGTTAAAGCAATTACAACAATCTTATTTTCTAAACTTGTCCAATCATTATCTATGAATGATATTTTATTAAATTCATTATTAAAGTTTATCCAAACTCGAGAATGTTGGTCAGTATCAATAGTATTTACACCTAATACTCTAACTTTATTTATTCCCATTTCATCAACTTTTACCTGATAAGATTGTTCACCTCCGAATAATCGTAAAACTTCTAAAGGTATTGTAGGGTAAGGTTCTCCATTAATTTGTATAAGTAAAGGTAGCCTTCTCACAACGCCATCTAACTCTGGAGCTGTTAAAAGCATACCTACCCCTGCTGAATATTTACCTATACTATCTAACGGTCCTATACCTGCTGGATAGTCATATAACCAATTATATAACCCCGTACCAATAGTAGATATACCTCTTGGTACTACTTTACCCTTACCTTTCAATGAAGCTGATTGCGAAGTAACTACAGGATAATTTTGTATTGTTTGTATAAAAAATTCATCACCACCTAGTCTATCTTCTTCAGCAAATAATATTGGTAATACTACTAAAGCTGCATTATTTTCAAATGCTTTTATTATACCATTAGATAAAATATCTCTTTTCCAAGGCCACTGACCATATTGCTCTAAACTTGCTTCATCTATTTCTACAATACTAATTTCTTGAGATATTTTTGCTTCTTGTTGCCTTTGATAAAAATCTAAACCTTTAAGTCTAATTATTTCTACCGGGTATGGATCGTATATTCTTATTGCAGAAAATATTAATGCAATAAACATACACCATAAAAATGGTTTTAGTTTTTTTAACTTCATTGTTGTATAATATTTATAATTACGTTACCACCACTGTTGTGATTACCTTCAGTTATAACTCCTTTATTATCATATTTTAGTGAGACATTTGAATCTTTATCTACTATTAATTTAACTTTATTCTCTCCATCTACAGATTCAAATATTGCTTTGTCATCTTCTTCATAAAATAATCCATTTGAATTATCTTCTTCCATTAACTGTATTAAAGATTCATCTAAAGCGTCTTTTTCACTATCTAAATCTAATTCTTCATCATCTACTGATTCGGTTTCATTTATTTCTTCATTTTGATTATCTCTTTTTTCTATAGCTTCATTTAATCTTGCTCTGTTAATTACTGGAGGAGTAGGTGGTGTATAAGATGATGATACAGTAGTTACTTCGAAAGCAGTATCTAATACAACAGCACCGGTTGCATTAAAAACTTCAATAACTCCAACATACGTTGACCCATCAGCAGCTATTGAAGGTAGTAATGTAAAAGTACTTGAGCCAGCTTCATTTACAGTAGTTTCAAAATCAGTACCTCTAACAGAAACTGATGCAGTAGGAGTCGTTATTCTAATATTTTCTTTATTAGCCATTATACCTGAAGTATATTTTAATTTACCTAAACCTGCTTTTAAATTAATTTTTCCTTTATTACTATTAGCATCATATACAAATTCATCTATTATAAGTTTTGAATATTCTGATATAGTTACCTCAGTTTTATCAACGAATACTATAGTGATACTACCTTTTAATGTTTCTATTTTATCACCCATTTCAACTTCAGTACCTACTTCAGTTAAAATTTTATCTGCTCCTCTAGTAATTTGAGCTTGTCTTGTTTGATGGAAAACCTCTCCAACTGAACCAGCAGCAGAAGAGGTTAAACAAATGAAGAAAAATAAAATTAAAGATTTAGTTACCGTCAGCACCGGCTGTTGCTTCAGGTACTGAGCCAAGTAAGAAACCAGGTTGTGCATAAACTGCTGAATAACTTCCATCAAAATTACTTATTACATTAGCACCTTCTAAACCAGCTGTATACGTTCCATCTGATTGAATAATTGTAAATGTTGTGTCATGACCGTAGTGAGTTAATTCTAATGTTTGAGATTCTGAACCACTTTGTACTAACTCTACTGTATTACCACTACCTTGTAATTCAAGTGTTTGTGAATGACCTACTCCTAAGTTACCACCTTCTTGAATTGATGTTAAATCATTACTACTACCTGCAATTGTAATATCAACTACAGCATTAACATTCGAATCAAGATAAAAATCTAAAGAGTTACTATCACCAATAATATAATTATTAAATGTTTGATCTGAAATACTTGAAGCATCGTCAGAAGTTGGGTCTTTTGAAACTGTTAAAGAGTTATTATTACCTAAAATAACATTATCAAAATCATTACCATCCCCTGTAACTACTAAGTCTTGTGTATTACCATCACCTTCAATATAAAGATCAAAAGTAGTTTCTTTACCATCCCAATTGATGTCTAATGCATTACTATTACCTAATTGAGATAAATTAAAGATACTATCATTACCTTTAATTGTTGAAATGTCAGTTGATTGACCGATTCTATTTGATGAACCGATTTGAGTAATATTAAAAGTACCTGTTGTACCTTCCTGTTCTAAGTAAATCTCGTTATTTGCATATGCTAACGAGGTAACTAACGCTAATATTGATATAAATGTAATTTTCTTCATATAAGTATTTATATAAATTACTTACTTTTATTTGATTTCAAATCTAAAATAGGTTCAACTTCTGGCTCTGGAATTGGTTCTAATAATTTCCATAATTTAGCATCGTGACCTTGTAATACTAAATCAATTATACACGCATCTATAGCTTTTCTTGTTGCCATTGAAACTCTTTCATTTCTTGCAAAACCTATTTCAGCTTCACCATATTCATTAAAATCACCTAAACCTAATTTATCTGTATCAAAATATTTGAATAAAGTACCACCTAAACCTACACTTAAAATAGTTTTACTTACTGTTGATGATAGTAATACTTCCCCCGACACAGTACTAACCATTCTCATTGATACTGTAACATTATCTTTTCTGTATTGTTTTGAGAGACCTATACCTAAATAACTAGCACCTGCTCCGCCAGATACAATATTACTTTCATATGAAATAATTCCCCCTTCAATTAATATACCTGCATATAATAAAGGTTTTATTTGAGGAGGTTTATCAGAAAAATCTTCTTGGGTATTTTTAATTATATTTCTTTCATTTAGTAGATTAGCTAAACCTGCTCTTTCTACTACTTTAAACCATTGACCATTACCAGCTTCCATTAATGATTCAATTACCCAAGCTTCACCTCCTTGAGTTACTGCAGAAGAAAAACTTGCAAAATTATCTGTAGATTTTCTTTGACCGGTTAAATCAGTAAATTTATAAACAGCAACATATATAGGAGCTTTTTCCATTTTTTTCATTTCACCTTGTTCAATTAAATAAGGTGGTCTTTGAATATAAGGACTATTATAAGTTGGTGTTGAAACACACCCTGCAATAAAAAATAAACTAAATGCTAAAATTAAATTTTTAATCATCACCTGTAGTACCTGTAGTTGTTTCTAACGGTATAAATAATGTACCAACTGGTATAATAATTTCAGTAGTTGTACCAGCTATTAGATCTGCTACAGTTAATACAATATTATCATCTGCTGATTTATACCAAGTAATTTGATTACCTTCTAAAGTAAAAGTACCTGATTCAGCTCCGTCATCTGAAAATAATTGCTCAGTTACTTGCTTAGCTAATTCAGAATAAATTCTTGCTTGAACATTTGACAAAAAAGTATTTAAAGCTGATCTATCTTCTGCTAATTGAGCTTGTAAAGCTATAGCTTCTAACTCATCTGCTATACTTTTCTTTCTGTTAAAAGTAATTTGCTCTTTAGCTAATTCGTGAGCTGAATAACCTACCCCGTTAAATGTAGGAGATTTAAATTGAAAAACTATTTCACTTCCAAAACATAAAATAGGTATAAAAAGTATTAGAATACATTTCATAAAAATTATTTACTCTCATTAATAAGTTTATCAAGTTCGTTTCGTCTTTTATTGTAATCATCTTCTAAGTGCTTCTTTCTTTCCTGTTCTTGAAGAATCATTTTTAGTTTAATATTCAGACGAATCATGTCATTATCTAACATTCTTACTTTATCAATTAAACCTATTAACGTCTTTTTTGAATCACCTATTACTGGAGAAATATCTTTAGTTACCCATTGCCATACGTAATACACAAAATAGCCTAAACCTATAGCTGCTATGACCGGGAACCCGAAATCATTTACTAATTTTGAAATACTATCTATTTCTGCATTACCCATTTTTAATCTTTCCTTGCGTCTTCTTTACCTTCGGAAGCAGCTATTCTATCTAAGTTTGGTTCTACATTAAAAGCATGTGAAATTAATGTATCAATTTTAACGATTTCATTTGTCATTACATCTACTCTATTCTGTAAACTACCAATCATACCACCAAGACCGGCTACAGAACCTTTTACACCTTCTAATATAAATTTTAAAATTATAAAGATGAAAACACCGCCAGCTAGAGCTCCTGCAATCGGAAACCCAACTTCGGTCATAAATCTAATAAAACCTTCCATATAATTATTTATAACGTTGACTTATCTTTCCCAATAAGTAAATAATATGGTAAGGTTTAGATTTAGATTATGGAACAATTAATATTACACTTAACAGGGGATTACTTGTTACAAAGTGATTGGATGGCTTTACATAAAATTAAAAATAATAGAGCCGCTGCAACCCATGCATTCGTTTACTCGTTGCCGTTTTTATTATTACAGCCTTCATTTGCTGCTTGGTTTACTATTTTCTTTACCCATTTCTTAATCGATAGATTTGGAGTTGCAAAATATATAGCCTTTGCAAAAACAAAAATAGCTCCTTGCAAATATTGGCCTAGTTGGAAAGATTGCGATACTAATGGATATCATAAAGATGTACCAGTTTGGTTATCAACTTGGCTTTTAATTATTACTGACAATACGATACATTTAATTATCAATTATTTATCTCTTAAGTATCTATAAAAAAACCCTGCTAAAATTAATTAACAGGGTTTAGAAAAGCAAAAAAAATTACTTATTTCTTTGCTGCAGGCTTACGGCCTCTTTTCGTAGCAGGCTTCTTTTCATCTTTAAGCTCATCAACCTTTGCATCGATTTTAGCTGCAAGCTCTTTTGCTTCTGCAACTACAGCATTTACCTCTTCAACATTTTTACGTGTTACGAGTGCACCGACGACGAACCCAGCTACGAATACTACTAATGATATTAATATACTCATAATTTTTATTTATCCTTTTTATCTTTTGTTTTCCAGAAGTACTCATCTGTATCACCTAAACGATATTCGTAACCGCTTTCTACTTGATAATAGTCAGTACTAACTAAAAAGTCTGGCATTTTTGGAGTTTTAGGAGTTAATGAATTATCATAAACTCTCATTCTATTATTAGGATACAATGCATATTGTCCATTTTCTAACTCCAAACAATTAAATGATTTATGCTCTGCAGGTACCTCAGAACAACTATAATCTATTTCATCTGCTGATGCATGATAATTATCTAAAGTAAACAAATAAGTACCTTTTACAATATCATGTGATCTAGTAAAGATTTCAAAATCCATACTACCAATAAATTGTTTATAAATACAAGTTACTCCATAATCCATACAATTCCAAAATTGTAAGTCATGTAATGGGTAATCTTTATCTGGTTTTTCAGGTGATGAAACAAATGCATTAATAGGTAGTTTATCAAATACTGCACCATATTCTGGTAGATAAGTTTCAAAATAAAATGCTCTACCAACTATGCTTTTAGCAGTTACCCAATGACCTTCAACAAACTCACCATGCCCATCTTTGCCATCTCTTAAGAATTCTTTTCTAACCCAAACTTTATTGTTTGGTAAATTACATATTAATTGTGCCATTTAATTACTTACTCCGTTTGGTGTTAAAAAACTACTGTTATGAATCATTTCGTTATAATATTTTAAGCCTTCCATTCTATCAAAAGAATCATCATTTAAATCAATAGGTAAATAATGACCATCTGAACAAAAATGAAAGCCAATCGTTCCTGACGGATATGTAGGTACTAAAGTATAATAATATCTTACAACGTTAAAATGTTTACGTTTAAATTCAAACATATCTTGAATTAAATCTTTATTATAAAACATACTTTCAGATTGAGAAATAACTATACCTCTTTCTTTTAATGCTTTTTTTAAATTAGAATAAAATTCTTCTTTAAAAAGCGATTCACCTACACTAAATGGATCAGTAGAATCTATAATTATTACATCATATAAATTAGTACATTTTTTAATATACTCAGCACCGTCTTGATTCATAATAGTAACTTTACTATCTTCTAAACCAGATGATATTTCTGGAAAATATTTTTTTGATATTTTTATAACTTCATTATCAATTTCTACTAAATCAATATTTTTAACTCGTTTATGTTTTAATATTTCTCTAACAGCCCCGCCGTCACCGCCACCGATAACTAAAACATTATCAGGTGTATTATGAGTACGTAAAGGTACATGAGCTATCATTTCATGATAATTAGCTTCATCAAATTCAGTTAGTTGAATAACACCGTCAAGTTTTAAAAGTTTACCAAAACGTTTTGTATCATACACTTCAATGTGTTGATATTCTGAACGAACTTCCTCTAAAAGTTCTCCTTCAATAAGAATAGTACTACCATTCTTTTTATCCCAACTATCATCTATTATCATTGTCGTTTACTTAAATTAGTTATTGATGCTTTAGCTTCAAAAAACTTTTCACTAAAATCTCTAACTTTATCTATATCATACCATTTACAAGAAAATATATCTAAGTATGCTGCATTAGTATTATTAGCAAAATGTCCTGATACTAAAGACGTTTCAATTAATTGAGTCATTGAAAACCCTGTAACTTTCGGATCGTCACCGAAATGAACTACTTGACATTCACCATATCTTTTCATATCAATGACATTATCACAAAGCTCTTTTACGTATTCTTTAATCTTATCTGCATCTCGAATTGTATCCGGATTACATTTATAGAGATCTAAGGACATTGACATGCCCCATAATTTATCCTTTTCGAATGAATGCTCGTCCATGTCTACCTCTCTTTATACTTTTTGAATTTACCTTTTTTGCTTTAAAATGTGTTTGTAAAACATCAACTAATCTTTTATGATCTAATTTATCACAGCAGCTAAATACATCAATTGCTACATACCCATATTCAGGCCAAGTATGTATACTGATATGGCTTTCAGTTATCACTAATACACCTGTTAAACCGAATGGACTAAATTCATGAAACTTTTCAGATACAATAGTTGCATGAGACATTTCAGCAGCCTTAACAAAATAACTTTTTACAATATCAGAGTTAGATAAAATATCTTTATCACAACCGTAAAAATCTATAATCTGGTGATTTGCTAAACTCACATCATACCTTTAAAGCCATATCCCATATTACTAATTGAAGTCTAGGGCTAAATTTAAAATGATGTTCTTTACATAATTCTGCTACCATAGTAGATTTTTCAGTATGTTCATCTCTACTACCACAACAAGGCATTAACCATATCTTATCTTTACTTACATAACCAGGGTCAATATATTTTTCATATAACTCTTTAACATCATTATTATTACTAATAACAAACTTGAAACAACTTTCATCATGACTATTATGCCATTTTAAAACTTCAGGCTTATATCTAATCTTTTCTGGATCACCATTATTACTCATCTTAGGAGATAAAGTAAAAGTAGCATTCCAATCAGTTATCCACTCTTCTTTAGGCATTATACTAGCATTACTTTCAAAGTCTATACGAGGTTTAAACCCAAACCATTCTTCAAAAGTAGGTAACCATTCTAATAATCTACGTTGCTGTAACATAGGCTCACCGCCAGTTATTTTTAATATAGCACCTTTACGTAATGCTTCATCATAACCATGCTCTTCAAAATATAAATTTAAGTCATCGAACGTAAACTTATTTTTTATAGACCATGAAACAAAAGAATCACAACCATGCGGTGAATCTTCAGATGCAAAACCTTTACAAGATAGATTACACATCGCTAATCTCATAAAGACAGAAGGTTGACCAATATGCAAACCTTCACCTTCTAGAGTATAAAACACTTTATCATCACTTAAACTTAACGTATCTAATGCCATAATATAATTATATTTTAGTTCCTTTTTATATCTATATAGTATAGTATTTATTTGACGATAATCAATAATTTTAAAATGAATTTTTTAAGTATTTTACCATAAATAATTTTAATGGCGAAGAAGAAAATCTCTACACGTCGGGCAAATGAAACTGATATATTTGATTTGCATAACTTAGCATCAAAAGATTGGGATACTGATTTCCATATCAAAAAAGAGTATAAACTCAATCAGATCCAACAGGAATTTTTTGATACTATAATAGATGATAACACTAGCATGGGATTTATTGATGGTCCTGCAGGAAGTGCTAAGACATATATAGGAGTATTAGCAGCTTTACGTCTCCTTAACGAAGGTAAAGTTAATAATATAGTTTATATACGTTCAGTAGTTGAAAGCGCTAATCGAAGCATGGGTGCATTACCGGGAGAGTTAGAAGAAAAGTTTAAACCGTGGGCTGCACCTTTAATCGATAAGCTAGAAGAAATTTTAGACCCTTCTGTTCAAAGTAATTTATTGAATAAACATATAATAAAGTGTATTCCTGTTAATTTTACACGTGGTTTAACGTTTCGCAACAGTTGCGTTATAGTAGATGAAGCTCAAAACATGACTACTGATGAATTAACTACAGTTTTAACGAGATTTGGTGAAGATACCAAGTATATCGTAGTAGGAGACTCATTGCAAAGTGATATTAACGGTAAATCAGGGTTCAAACGTATAAAAGATTGTTTTGATACATCAGAATGTCAAGAAAATGGCATATTTGCATACGATTTTACTGAAAATGAAGTGGTTCGTAGTGAAATATTAAGATTTATCGTTAGTAGACTTGCTGATATCGCTTAATTCACGTAAAGCTTGTTCAAAACTTACAAAATTTACATCATTTTTAGCAGTATCCGGTAATTCAGGTTGTACTTTTTGAATTTCTTGATTAATTCTACTAAAAACACTTTGTTCTAATTTAATTAAGTTAGGATCACGTTCTTTTTTAGCACCAAACATGTAATTATTTAATTACCCCATGAAGTACCTTGGAACGGATTACTCATACCTTTTGAAACCGGTATATCTGAACCTAAAGAACTTTTTCTACCTGTATCTAACTCAGGATCTATTGGCTTTTCTTTTTTAAGATTATTTAAAATCTCTTTATTTTCTTCAATAGCCATTTCATGAGCCTTTTCTTTACTGATTACGCGTTGATCAACGTATTTATCTGCACGATTATTTAAAGTATCTAGTCTAGTATCATATATTGCACTATTACCTTCATGCTCCCATACTTCAACCTTATCGATCTTTACTCTACCTTTAGTAGACTCTTTAACATAATTACTTACTGCAGTATAAACCCATTCAGCAGTCTTTTCAATACCTACTCCATCCATAATTCTTAGTTGAATTAGACCTTTACTATCAAGCATCTTAAATACTTCTAATTCTGGATCGTCTGCTGCAGCGCAAAATGTATGATCAAACTGATCTTCTAATAATTTTTTAATCTCCTTACAACCACCGAAGTCAAATACCCAATTTTTATCATCTAATGTTGCTCCTTCACTTAATCCAAACCAAATTTTAGTTTGTAAACGATAACCATGAATAAATTGACAATGACTTTCAGCTCTCCATTGACGAAAAGCGGTAGATCCCATAGGAATAATTTTAGTTGACTTAAATGCGCTCATACAAATATTATAGCATATAGTTTTTTATAATCAACTGAAAAAAAATAGTTGATTTTGTTTTTTACTTAGTTATAATATCTTTAGATAAGAGAGATTGAGAGAGGGACTCTATTCTTTCTTCAAATACCATATGTTCTAATTTTAATTCTCTTTGAACACCCTTTTCTCTCTCTTTTTTAAGAATATAATTGTTATAATTACGAGCTACATTTTTAGGATTTCTTAAAGCATTAGGTCCTCTCTTTTTAAATATACTTTCAACATATTTTTCAGGAGATAAAACTTTAATTTTTGCCGCTCTATCAGTCATATTTTTAGATATATTAGAAATAGCAGCTTTCTTAGCTTTAGCACTTAATTTTATTGGTTCAATTTTTTTCTTCTTTTCATCAGAAGGTAATTTTTTATCTTTATCCATTTCATCTTTAATTTTACCTTGAAGTTCAGCTTTAAAATCATCTCTCATTTCAAGCTTCGATGGCATACCTTCTTTATCTATTTTAGCTACTTCAGTATCATAAACTTCTTTAATTCTATTAGCAATCCTTGTTCTAACACCAGGGTTCATATATGTTGGTATCAATTTCATTACATCTCTATCAAATCTATTTAAAAATATTTTTTTATCTTGACGATGTTTCTCAAAAGTATCATCTCCTTTTAATGCGACTGAACCTTGACCATCTTTTGATTGTAAATCACCACCAAATATAAAAGTTTTAACAACTTCAAACACATCATCTTGGAATTCACTAGGTTTAGTACCATGTCTTAATGAGTCACTTGTTTTATTTTTATCAATTTTATATTCTACATAATCTTGTACAATATTTCTTGCAGCTAATAATGCTCTAAGGTCAGGATCTAACCTATCAATTTCTTTTCTTACAGTAATTTGATAATCTTTTTTTTCTTTTTCTTTAACAGCTTTTTCAGCTGCAGCAGCTTGGTCTGCTGCTTTTTTTCTTTCTTCATCTCGTATTCTTTTTTCTTCTTGTTTAGCTTTTTTCTTAGCTTCGCCCCCTAACGTTTCTCCGGTTTGAGTTTTAATTCCTTCAATTTTTCTCTTAAAATTTTCATACTGATCAGCTTCACTAGAAGTTAATTCTTGACCTCCAGCAATTTTATCTACTAATCTTTTGAATTCTGGATTTTCACTATAAACTTCTTTGAATGCAGCTGATTTACCTTCTAAAGTATCAGGGGTTTGTGTAGGTGTACCTGATTGCATCATTGCTAATCTTTCTTGCGGTGATACATATCCGGTTCGCTTACGTTTTAAATCTAATGCTTGATCTTTCGCAGCAAGATCACCTTGTTTTAATGCTTGCTGACCTTGCCTTAATGCTTGCTGACCTTGTTTCATTGCTAATCTTTGATCTTGTTTTGCTTTTTTAAGATCTTGAGCTGCTATTTTTTTACCAAATTTTTTCTGTAACTTTAAATCTTGAGCCATTTGATCAGCTTTTAATTTTTCTTGTCTTCTTAATTGTCTATTTTTACCAAATAAATTACTAGCTAATGCTGTTGCACCTCTTGCAGCAGCTCCTATACCTTTACCAATACCTCCAATAGCAGATCCTGTTGCGCCTGTTGCAGTTCTTGTAACATCACCTAAAGCTGATTGTCCAGCTAATGGAGCAGTGGTTCTTTCTTCTAAGACTTTTTTAAATTTACCTTCTTCAAAAATTTTATCTACATTTTTTTCTTTTAGATCAAAGGCTTCTTCAATTTGGTTAAATAAATTTTCGTTCTTCATCTTGAAATATTTAATCTATACTCTATAATAATACATATATGAGTAAAAAAGAAACTAATACTGGTTATGATTGGTTAGGTGAAGACGATGAACTTACCGGTGAAAAAGATGTTATCGCTAAAGAAATTATGGGTGAAGAATTTGCTAAAGGTTATTTTCCTCCGATTAGAGTTTATGATGATAATGTTAATGCTGATAAGAAATATATATCTTCATTGCCCGATCTTCAAAATGGACCTTCCAGCTTAATTCAAGGAGCTGCAGTACCGATTCAACAAGTTGGTATACATAACTTTAGATTACCTCTTAATTATAAAAAGAGAGATGGTAAAACTATTGAATTAGAGACTAGTGTAACTGGTAGTGTATCATTAGAAGCTCATAAGAAAGGTATTAATATGTCTCGTATTATGAGAAGTTTTTATGATCATAAAGATGAGATATTTAGTATCGATAAAATTAAAGATGTATTAGAAACATATAAAGAAAATCTTAAAGTATTTGATTCTCGTATAATGCTTAAGATTTCATATCCTATTAAGCAAAAAAGTTTACGTAGTGGTTTAGAAGGTTATCAATATTATGATGTAGTATTTGAAGGTGATCTTACTAAAGATGGTGAGTTTAAAAAGTATATTCATTTTGACTTTGTTTACTCTTCTGCTTGTCCTTGTAGTTTTGAGTTAAGTGAGCATGCTGAAAAGTATCGTAATCGAGCTACTGTACCTCATAGTCAAAGAAGTGTTGCAAGAGTAAGTGTACGCTTTGACGATATGTTATGGATTGAAGATATTCAAGAGTTATGTTTAGCTGCTCTGCAAACTGAAACGCAAGTTATGGTTAAGAGAGAAGATGAGCAAGCATTTGCTGAAAAGAATGGTGCATATCTTAAGTTTGTAGAAGATGCAGTTCGATTAATGTTTGAGAAACTTAATAACGAGTCACGTATTAAAGACTTTAAGATTGTAGCTTCTCATAATGAAAGTCTTCATAGTCATAATGCTATATCAGTTATTGTAAAAGGTATTGAAGGTGGATTTAGAGCAGGTGTTGCAAGAGATGTTTTTGAATCTACAGGTTTAAGATAAGGAACTAATCTATAATA